CTTCGCAAAGAAAGAGGCGGCAGGAGAATTGGTGCCTCTTCCGGAGGTGGCATGAGAGACTGGCTTCAACTTGGAATCTATGCAACTGCTTTAGCGATAGTTGTGTTTATGGTGGGCTGGTATGTTCACTTCATCTGGTCTGATTGCTTGAATGAGAATTCTTTTTTGACTTGTGCAAGGATGCTACGATGATGGGCACTTCATTACAGGGTTACGTTAATACTACATATCAACATTTGGTTGAGACGCTTGGTCAGCCCACGTACTCAAATCCCTCTGCTGACGGTAAAGTGAATACTGAGTGGGAGTTGATGTCTGAGTACGGACCTGTTACAATCTATGATTGGAAAGATTTTGATGGTGGCGAGTTGTCTCGCTCGGGCGTCAAATATCAATGGCATGTTGGTGGTAAAAGCATACAAGCATTATTTTATGTTGAGGGTTTGTTGGGCATATGAGAAATAAACTAGATCAGTCTGATTTGACTGATGAAAATTTTTTCTGGGGTGGCGTTGCTTGTGTAATGATTATATCGGCGGCATTGATCGGTAGTTACATCTTCGATCTTCCTGGCGGTACAAAAGTGGACAAAGAGTCTGGTGAGGGCTTGCATATGTCAGATTATGGATCTGATGGCTGTATCGACATATGGTGTCCAGAAGTTTCTGAAAATCCTTCGGCTCAAGAGGCATCTCTCTCACCTCTCTCTCAGCCTCTTGAGTCGGAGGTCACTAAATACAATGAGCGGGAGCTTGAGTGTCTAGCACTTAACTCGTACTTTGAATCGAGAAACCAATCTGTTGCTGGTCAAATCGCTGTCGCTCAAGTGGTGTTAAATCGAGTTGAGAGTCCTCGATTTCCAAACACCATCTGTGATGTTATTCAACAAGGGCCTACGTATAAAAACTGGAAGGGCAACGAACTGCCTGTGCGTAACAAGTGTCACTTCTCTTGGTGGTGCGATGGTCTTAGTGATATACCAAAAGACGAAGAGACGTACCGAGGAATATTGAGTCTTGTTACTACGATAGTTGAGGACAAGCCTCTTGACATTACGAGCGGAAGCTTGTATTATCATGCAGACTATTCTAGCCCTTGGTGGATAAATAGTTTCACTCAAACAATGGTGATCGACGATCATGTCTTCTACACAGAAAAAGACGATTAACAATCTGGTCGCGAAACATGCTCGCAAGTTCAATCGGGCACAGGTGATGGCGGACCGCAAAAAAGCGGCTCGCCTTGGTTACATTAAACATAAAGGAAAAGACTATGAGTAGAGTGGCACTTGTGGGCATGACAACGCCCAGTGCGTCCACTGGCTGTAACACTGCGAATGAATTGATTGCATATGCGGCTCGTGTAAGTAATCCAGCCAATCAGAACAATGAGAAAACTGCGCCTAAACTTATTGAATATTTGATTCGCGAGAATCACTGGTCGCCTTTTGAAATGGTGTCAGTCACTATGGAGATTGTGACAACCCGTGACATTTCTCGCCAGATATTGCGACATCGGTCGTTCTCGTTTCAAGAGTTTTCGCAACGCTATGCGGTGAGCGATTCGTTTGCTCTTCGTGAGGCTCGCTTGCAAGATCCAAAGAATCGACAGAACTCTATTGAACTAGAAGACACCGATGACTTTGGTAAAGGCGGCAATAAGACTCCGCAAGAGCGTCTGTACGAAAACTGGAATATGAAGCAGTCTGAAGTGGTTAATCTTGCGAAGCGCACTTATCAGTGGGCACTAGACAACGGCATTGCAAAAGAGCAAGCCCGCGCTGTACTGCCCGAAGGTAACACCGAGACAACGCTGTACATGGCTGGTACGCTTCGCTCGTGGATTCACTACTGTGAACTTCGACGTGCACACGGTACGCAGAAAGAACATATGCGAGTCGCTGATCAATGCTGGGATGTTTTGAAACAACATTTTCCTGACGTTGCAAAGGCAGTGGAGGCTCACTATGAATTCTAAGAAAGCCAAGTTGATGCGTAAAGTTGGCAAGGTTGAACGTAAAGATAAAAAGATGTATAATAGTCTATCAGCAGAAGAAAGAAAACTGTTGAGTGACGTTTACAAATTTTCACTGACGAGGAAAGTTCCTAAGCAATGAATGTCTTTTATCTGCATCCCGACCCTATCGTTTGTGCCGAACAGCACTGCGATAAGCATGTTGTCAAAATGCTGGTCGAGTATGCCCAACTCATGTCAACTGCACATCGAGTGCTAGATGGCGAACTCTGGTATGGTAGATCAACTGCGGGTCGCAAGATTCAGCGATACTTTCATCCAGATCCCACCATGAATCAAGAGCTATATAAAGCTTGTCACATCAACCATCCGTCTGCTAAATGGGTACGCTACTCATCTGCAAACTACTCGTGGTTGTATGACATGTGGACGGCACTACACTGTGAGTATGAACATCGTTATGGTAGAACCCACGAGTCGTATCGGAAGTTGAACTATCATCTTCTTTTACCTCCTGAAAAGTTCTCTAGTGAAGGCTTTACTGAGCCAACACCAGCGATGAACCATTACCCGCAATGCATTGTCGAAGGTGATTCAATAACATCGTATCGCAATTACTACATTGAAGCGAAAGCCGCTTTTGCTCGATGGACTAATCGTGATGCCCCAGATTGGTGGAACACGCATGAGTGGAAAAGGGAGCAAACCGAGACCGTTCTCGGTTGATCGCAAAGTGTTCGAAAGTAATTGGGACAGAATTTTCGCTGTGAAGCAAAGTAATCAAAACGTTCCTACTGACGAAGAAAAACGTAAAAAGAAAGAACAGGCACAGGACCCTAGAAATGGCTAGAGATCCTATAGAAATTAGCAACTACTGGTCTGATGACAGTACGCTTGAATCGATTGTTCTCAAAGATAACGATGGTTACTTTGTTGAGATTTATCGAGACGCTAGACTGGTCGCGATTTTACGTGAGGGTCTAACTTCATTGGACAAAGCCGAAGAAGTAGCAGAAAACGCTGTTATTGAAAACATATGGACTGAAGATCGATATGCCGAAACGCGCTAAGTTTACTCCCAAGAAAAAGAAGACCTTGACTCCCGAACCTAACTGGGAGAAACTTAAGAAGGCTAAGACAGAAGAAGAACAGATTGCCGCTTGGCTAGAGTGTGATGCCTTTGTGCACACCGAAGTCACTGAGCGCGAGTATCTGCATTCAACTAAAAAGTTTATTCGTGATCGTACTGATTGGGACTGTTACGAAGAGACGTTGAAGATACCAGACGTGTTTCTTGCCACTATTGGTAAGAGCGGATGGAAAGCCTATTTGCTCGGGTACATGCCCGAAAAAGTAAAGGTGCAGTTCAAAAGACAACTGTTTGAGATGATTGACAAATCAGACAAACTGCGCGAACATATGGCTTATGAGCCACCCATTCATCCATCGATTGCTGATCTTGATGATGATCATAAACTTCATCCTACGAAAGTGAAGCAGTGGATTGATTACTGGAAAAAGTTTGTGTCTGCGTCGAAGAACAACGACAAACTGACACAAGAACAAATAACCGCGCGTACATACGTGTATAACATGCAGACATATCTTAAGAGTGGTGTCTGGCTTGATTCACACTATGGCGAGCGCCGAGAAAACAAAATTGTTCCTGTCTGTATCGCACCAGCGTATGATAAAGATGGTTGTATTGTAAGAACCAAAGGTACATACTACAGAGACATCGGAGCAGTTTGGGGAGAAATGGAATGACAGTTGGTAGTATGATTATGACAAAGCCTAAATTTGCGAAGCGAATCGAGGAGATTGTCAGACTCAAAAATCTAAGTTACATTGATGCCGTGTTGTACTTCTGTGAAAAGAACAACCTCGATGAAATCGATGTAAAGAAGTTTATTGCAGGTCCGATCAAAAGTAAGATTGAGGCTGAGGCTATGAAACTAAACTTTCTGCCGCGCGGAAATGAACTGCCTCTTGAATGACCGAAAAGAAGAAAGCGTTACTTCCGTATGGCGGCGAGATCAGTGCGCCAGCAATAACGCTACCCGATACTGAACTATTTAAATCGGAACGTGGATCGTTAGCCAAGAATTATTTCGAAAACAAACTGGCTCTCCTTAACGAAGAGTACAATCAATTAGTGGAGCTTGCAGAAGATAATCAAATGATCTATCAAGCGCAGTACAATTTTGTGCCACGAGTAGGACAGACATACCATTTGTATCGAATCGAAAGTGGCAAGATTACTCTAAGTCTGATTGAACCTCAGGCTTGGAATAAAGAGTATCTAGGATCGTATGAGTTTACAGCAGATTCAATTTGGAAAAAAGTTGACTGGTGAAAATTTTTGTGATACTATATACATCTATATTATGAATAAAGTGGACAAATTTAAATACACTGTTTATACAAGGAAATACATATGTCTTTTTCAAATCTCAAGCGTAATCGCAATTCTATCTCCGACCTAGTCTCCGCCGCAACAGCGGGTGATGCCCCCACCGAAAAGAAGTCCTACGTCGATGAACGTCAATGGAAGCCCACCGTTGATAAAGCAGGCAATGGCTACGCAGTCCTGCGTTTTCTACCTGCACCCGAAGGCAACGAACTGCCTTGGGTTCGATACTGGGATCATGGCTTCAAGGGTCCTACCGGTCAATGGTATATCGAAAAGTCTTTGACTTCGATTGGTCAGCAAGATCCTGTTGGCGAATTGAACTCTCGTTTGTGGAACTCTGGTAATGAGGCTGACAAAGAAACTGCACGTTCACAGAAGCGCCGTCTTCACTACGTTGCAAACGTTCTTGTCGAATCTGACCCAGCGAATCCTCAGAATGAGGGCAAAGTCTTTCTGTACACCTTCGGTAAGAAAATCTTCGACAAGATCATGGACGTGATGCAACCACAGTTCCAAGACGAAGATCCCGTAAACCCATTTGATTTCTGGGAAGGTGCTTCGTTCAAACTGAAGATTCGGAATGTCGAAGGCTATCGAAACTATGACAAGTCAGAGTTTGCATCTCCTGCTCCTCTGCTTGGTGGTGACGATGGTGAACTTGAGCAAGTCTATGATCAACTCTTTGATCTGAACGAGTTTACTGATCCTGCACAGTACAAGACCTATGACGAACTCAAAGCCCGTCTTGCTCTTGTACTTGGTGAAGCGGCTCCTCGGACTGCAAGAGCAGACGTTGATCTAGATGCAACCCGTGCACCAACGCCCATCCGAGCAAGTGCTCCTGCGGAACCTGAAGTTGTAACCGCAGACCTTTCAGCAGATGGTGAAGAAGATACTCTTTCATACTTTGCGAAACTCGCCGCTGAAGATTGATCGTAGTAGTGCAAAGGGAGCCTTCGGGCTCCCTTTTTTTATGCCCCAGCGTAAGCGTCGGCTCGCGATCCGTTTGATTGAGTAGGTTGTGGTAGAGGTGCTCCACCGCCAGTTGTCGTACTATTGTTTGTAGTTGTTGTCGGAGCATTAGTGTTATTGACAACTGTAACTGTTGGTGCTTGACCCGCTTCTTCAGCCGCTCGTGCTTCCATTCTCTGTCTACGTACGTCTGCACGTGTGCGTGGACGCGAGGCTTCTTCTGGTGGTGGTTCATTTACTGACGCGGCTGATGCACTCGTTGCACTAGCAGTGACAGTGCCAGATTCGGCTGTATCTCCACCAGCCATCACTTCACTAAAGACTTTACCAAACGTTTCGGTTGCACTTTCACCTGGAGTGAAAGCCGCACCAAGTGCCGCTTTACCAGCCTTTGCTACAGCAATTGGGAATCTGAAAATCTTTTTAACAATTTCTGCTACGCCATCAACCATGCTATCAAATAGTTCTGTGAATGAGAATTTGTCCAGCATTGCTTCAACCTGATCAAATCCTAATTTACCAGCGATCCATGAGATGCCAGACTTGAGCAGATCAAGAGGCATTGTGACTAATCTTCCTAGACCCTTGATGATACCTTTAACGCCAGCTTCAAGATAATCCATAAAGCCAGCACCCTCTTCAAGCGCAGACACTTCTCTGAAGATACCCAAGCCGACTTCGATGATTGCAGTGAGAGGAAGAAAGATTCGACCAATCGCTCTGAAAATGCCAAGCAGTTTTCCGAACATTGGCTTAAATTTAGCAAAGAAGTCTGAGAGCGGCTTCATTTTTTCCATGAAACCTCCACCAGAAAAACCACTGAACATACCACCAACGCTTCTGAAAAATGCACCTATAGACTTGATGCCTTTTTCAAAGAAATTCATCTTTCGGAATTGACCAGACGCGGTGCGCATTGTGCTATCGACACCAGAAAAAACTCTTCTTAGATTCGTGAAGTAACTTCCGATGTTACCTATGGTTCTTGTTATAAAACCTACGCCTGGTATTTTGCCCAGTCCTCTTCCGAGGGCTCTAAACAACGTTCCTATCTCTTTGATATAGGCTGCCCAAGCCGCTGTAAGTGCAACGCCTAGACTTGTAACTAATGTTCCGAAACCAAACTTTAGACCACTAGCCACTTCTGGCGTAGGTGTAGTTTCTGGAGCACCGGGCGGCACAGCAGGAACTGTTGGTCTTTGATCTTTTAGTTCTGACATGATCTCAAGCATGTCGAGTTTATCAGCCCGCAACATATCAAAGAACTGAAGAAACCGATCATCGATTTCATCCAATCGCATGTTTGTTTCTTCTTGCTCTTCTACTAAGTCTCTAAGGGTTATACTAGCCATTTTGTGCTTGCTCTCGTGCTTGTTTTTCTTCTTCTAATGCCTGAAGCAGTAGGATTATGTGTACTTCCCTCTCCCACGGCATCATCATTTCTATCTCAGTCAATGTGTATTTATGATGCCTTTGTAGCAAAAAGTTTGTTTTGAAAAAATTTGCTAAGTCATCGTGAGAGAGGCATATCAGAAAAAACTTTGGATTCCTCTTAGTTCTGTTGTATTGGTCTCACCACACTTCACACAATCGTATACGACATCGTGCTTGACCTGCGGCATCTTCAGCAAAAACTCACCGATTCTTTCGAACTGATCCTTTGTCATAGACTCCAGAAAAGCACGAACGTTTTCAGGCGTTTCATCTTCGATCTCGATCCGTTCATCACCGACCAAGACAGCCTTAAGACTATTTGCAAGTACGTTGAATCCCATCTCATCATCGTCAGCATTAATGTCTAAGTCTTTGTAGCCCGGATACTTCATTTCGACCGTGACTTTATCGTCAAGTTCGATGAATTTCTCTGAGCCTGATCCAACACACTCGATCTCTTCTAGATTGATCGTATGCTCGTTTTGTGCTTCGCAGGACTTACAGGCTAGCATGATGTTAGACGTTTCACCCACAGACTTCGATCTCAACTTGATGAACAAGTACTCTAGATCAAATGTGGTCAACTCTTCGACTTTGCAGTCGCCTTGAACACAGGCTTTGATGGTGTCTAAAATAGCGTTCATCATCTGAGTACCATCTTGCGTCTCAGCCGCCATCATTAGAATCTTTTCTTCTTTGACCAGGTACGGTCGAAACTTGATGGGTCGTCCTGTAGAAGGAATCTCCAACTCGTACTTGGGTGTATCATTCAATACGGGTAATGCCATGATTTAATTCTCCATTAAATATTTGCGCCGATTGTTCCTAAAACTCCAGTGATTGCTTTCTGAATTTTATTCTTCGGATCTCTGCTTTCACCGTACCAGTAGTGATAAGCAAATTCTACGTTCACCTGACTAATCTCATTCTGAGATTGGTCTGATAATGTTTCGTACGTGACACTTACAGGATAGGCACGATCTAATGTCCACGTGTATGTTTTTTCAAGAGGTGTGCCAAGATCGAGATCAAAGTTTAGATTGACGGGACCAAGTTCGACATTTCTGTCGAGGATTGGATAACTGACGCCTTTCTCTAATTGATGGATCTGAACGTTCTTGGCATATCGATCTGGATAGTTGACTTCAAAGCGTCCTTCAATGTCATCGTATTGTTGCATAGCCAGTGCTTGCCAGCCTTCGAAGTAGTCTCGTGTTTTCTGATTGTTTAGAATACGAAACGACATTGTGACGTTAGGGTTTACGAATCCGTGAACAACGGATTGCTGTGTAGGACCTAGTACTCGCTCGATACTTGACAACTGACGCGCAGGCAACGTTACGCTACTACACAAAACACCAAAATCGTAAGTGCCTTGCTTTGGAGTCAACGTCGGTAAATAGACATAATACAGATTCGTACGGGCAAAGCCTCTGCCGCCCGTGACAACACCCTTTAGTTCTTCAACTGATCCTGACTTAAGCATTCATTATTCTCCGTGAATCTTTGTAGACTTGACCAGCAGAACTCTTATTCCATTGCGCAACGGGTAAGAATGTCGCAATCTCCCACTCAGGTGGTGGAACGTAGGCTAACTTACCTTCAACTTGAGTTGTCAAGTAGTGCTTGAAACATGGCTTGAAGTATTTAAACTTCGCGGCTCGATTCAAATATTCGTATGACACTTCGAACTTGGTCGTTTCATCATACTTACTGTTGTTCGTAATGTCCATGAGAGCATCGAGAAACTTAGCACGAAGCGGGATAGGCAGGTAGTGAAGGTTCATACCATAAAAACCTTTTTCTGCTGGTCCCACTGCAATGATCAAAGGAAACGAATCCCAATATGGAAGCGTCTGTCTGTGCTTTGCGTCATAGAAAAACATGTACATCGAACCCGACACAGACTTTGCTTTTGACTGTATAGGATCTTCTCGCATCAACTCGCGTCGATTGATGTTACGCATGTTCTGCACTTTACGCCTAAACCACGCACGTGATTCTCTGGTACGTGGCTGAATGCCCGCACGAAACGCTTCTTGCTCTACTGTCTGAAATAGATTACTCATGCGTCTATTTATACGTCTTTTTTCTCCTCGTGTAAGGTTTGAGAGGCTTCAATGCTTTAGGCATAATTCCCATAGCCTGAAGAGTCTTTTCTGTCCAGATTTGAAATTCCCAACCTCGATCTTTGGCGTACTCATTCGCCGCTTCCCACTTATTCATGTTCTTAATATAAGTGTAGCCTTCGGTGATGTAACGTTTGGTTCGACGATTGCCGACAGGTGGATTCGTTTCTTTTTCGGGCTTTATCTCCACAATGATCGTTCGCCCCGATTTATAGACTATCTTTAGATCCACAAAGTACCTATGAATCTTCTTGTCAACTTCATATAGATAAGGTATGATGGTTTCTTCACTTGACCATTTTACTACTTCAGAGTTATCGTCGCACCACTTGAACGCATGTTTTTCCCACAATGATCTATACACTACGTTCGTGTGATCGCCATGATACTTTGTGGGGTTTTTAACTCGATACTTTCCTTTATATGCCATAAAAACTCTATAAATAGATGAACAACAACTCACCCATTATTTAGAGTGTTTTAAATGGCAGATGATATTTACAACGTTAAAGTAGGTGACAAGCTAACACCTGAGCAAATACGTCAAGCGGCTGGCGTTGCAGAGCCTAATACAGCAGGCGAAACTACTGTTCTTGCAGAAGAAACCTTGCCCGATAATGAAAATGAACAGGCAACTGATCCCTCAGTTGAAGCCTTAGAAGCAAGCAGAAAATACAGATATCCGTTAACTCTCTCTGCAAACTATCCTGCTCGTATTATTTTCAAAGCAATCAAAGTTGATGGTGTTGATCTTGCAGAAAAGATTGGTAGCGGATTCTCATCTCTGCTCAAAGGAATTGGCAGTGCGGCATACAACGCGACTCCACTTGGCTTGACTGCTGGCAGTATTGGTGCGGGTCTTGCTACTGGTATTGTTGGTGAGGGCGCCGCCGCTGTTGGAAAAACATTAGCACAGGGAAGAAATGACGAAAGCGCAACCGCTTCAGTGGCTGACGAAGGAGTCGATGCAGAAACAAAACAAGACATTGCTCAAGCAGAAAAAGAAGTAGAACAATCTTTAATGTCATATGAGAATAGTGGTGGTGGTGAGACAGTTGGTCAAGTAACTCTTCCCTTGCCTCGAGACTTAAGATTTTCTGATGCGGCTCAATACGAGACTGCGAACTTAGGCACGATTGGCGGTGCGCTAGAAGGTGCTTTAGAAGGGCAGAATCCATTTACGGGTGCGACACAGCAGGGACAATTTCTTACGACTGCATCTGCCCTTGCCGCGCAAGCGATTGCGAAAGGTGTGGGTGAAGCGACAGGTGCGGCGATCGGTGCCGCTGTTGGACGAGGACCCGGTGCTATTCTGGGTACGTCTGTTGCGGGTAATACATTCGATGGAATGTCGCCCGCTGTACGAAGTGCGACACGTATCGCCACTGCGCCTAATCAAAGAACACTGTTCTCTCAGGTCAACATTCGAAACTTTGCTTTTGCTTTCAAAATGATTGCGAACAACGAACAGGAAGCCCGAGAAATTAAAAACATCGTCAAGTTCTTTCGACAAGAGTTATATCCTGAAAAGATTCCGCTTGGTGAATCTGGCGTGCCTCTTGGCTACAAATTTCCTAATATGTTTGAGATCGACATCAAGAATCGATTTGGCGAAAATCCCGCGTTTAAAATACAGAGATGTTACTTGAGAGATATTCAGACTTCTTTCAATGCTACTGCGGCTGGTATGCACACTGATGGTCAATTCATCGAAGTCGATATCTCGCTGTCGTTTCAAGAGATTGTTGCGCTCGATAAAGCGAAGGTTAGGGAAGGTTACTAATGTCGAATTACTTTGAAAATTTTCCGAAAGTACTCTACTTATTTGGTGATGAAGAAGAGCCCGTACTCTTTCAGAAGTTGACGCAATATGTTGAGTTGATTGATACGATTCGCGACGATCAAGGCGCATACATCGAGTATGAGATTCGGGACGGAGATAGACCAGACACGCTGTCATATAAATTGTACGGCAAGAGTGAGTATGATTGGACATTCTTTTTGATGAATGAAAGACTTCGTGAAACTGGCTGGCCAAAAGACACGAAGCAACTTTATGAATATGCTCAGAACACTCTTTTTCCGAACTATACAGCCAAGCTTGGGTTTCAAGAAAGAGATAGTGCAGATGCAAGAACGTTTGCAAAATTATATCCTGTTGGACAGGACGTGTTAGTGCAAGGCAGTCAAGGCGTTGTTGTTCGAAAGAACGTCGATCTAGGCGAAATGACTATTTCTTCGGACAGTGATATCACAGGTAAAAGCGCCGTAACATATGCTGACGGAACAAATCTATATGCCTTGAGCGGTATTGCATATGAGTATCAAGGCATTCATCACTACGAAGACGATTCAGAAAATTGGGTTGACTTCTTCTATCAGACCGATTCCGCTGTAGGAGGTCTAGGAAAAATACCTATTACCAATCTTGAGTTTCTTGAGCAACAGAACACCGAAGCAAGAAAAATTCGTGTAATTAAAAAAGAGTACATCGAAAAAGTAGTGGGCGAATTTAAGCGATTGCTTGAGAGGGTTTAATGGCTCAAAATCAATCTCAGTTCGGTCTACTAGAAGCGTCAATCATTCTTTCGTCAGTCAAAGACGAAGATAAGGTTGTTGACGTTCGTGGTAATATCCTTGAACTGAATTTTTATGAAAATCTGTATAAGCCATATGTCGATGGTCATGTTGTTTTGATCGATGACTTTGGCTTAAAAGACACTCTGTCGATTCAAGGCACAGAAAGACTCAAGCTGGTTTTAGGTGATGCAGAAAAACCAGAAGAGCCTATTGTCATAAAGTATTTCTTCTTCTCTCAGATCGTTGATACGAAAAAGATGAATGAAAGATCAGAGATGCTTTCGATCAATCTGGTCGAAGAACATCTCTACGTTGACTCGATCAAACAGTTTAGCCGATCGTACACAGACACTCTTGAAAACATTATTGGAACAATTGCTGACAATGAGTTAGGCAAAGAAGTTACGCCGCAATTCTTCGAAGGATCAATTCAAGGCATTCGAAAAATACTAGTGCCCTACATGAGTCCACTAGAAGCGATTCAATGGATTCGTGACCGTGCTACGACTCGCACAGGCTCGCCGATCTTTCTGTACGCATCTTTGTATGCTGATCGTCTCATTCTGTCTGATCTAGACAGTCTGCTAAAAGAGGATGTAATTAACGACAAACTGCCTTTGCGATACAGTGCGGCAATTAACTCAGCACCAGACACAGATGATAATCTACGACCTTATTATGAAATCATGTCATTCCGTGAAGCTGGTTCTGAGAACGCGCAAGCCATGTACGAGAATGGTGCAATAGGATCGTACTATGCAAACATCGACGCAGGCACAGGCGTTGTGGTAGGCAGCCATGTAACAATCAGAGACATCGTTGACGAATTTTATTCTACAGAGACCATTTCGCCAGATACGATACAGAGCATCTTTGATCCGTCTTTAGAAATTAACGGTAAGTTATCTGACGAATACAACTCGTTACACATACACCAAATATTCTCTAGCGGCACATACAATCAGTTTAAGAGTTATCATGACGAAACTTCGATTCTTGATGACAACAACACCATCATAGAGTCGCGCCTGAAGGTGAAGAACAAGATCATTCGAATGATTCTGAAAAAGAATATCATTGATATTGGAATGAATGGCTCTCTTTTCTTCCAGGGAACTGTGCCAGTCGGCAAAAAGATACGAATACTGTTCCTCAACTCAAACGTTGAGGGAGATGACAAAGACACGCTGAAGCAAATCGACAAGAGAAAATCTGGTGACTATTTAATACTGGCTATAAATCATAAGTTGGTGAGCGAAAAGCACACTTCAGTATTACGACTGACTAAGTTGGGCGATCTGCCTCGGAACTTTAAACTATGAATGTACTAAGACCCATACAAAAAGAGTATTACGGTGATGACTATCGCTGGTTCTTCGGTACGGTAGTAAACTCTCATCCGCCAGCAGGTCTTGAAGGGCGCGTGAAAGTGCGTATCTACGGAGTGCACAATCCCGTCACAGACGAAATACCAGAGCGCGATCTGCCATGGGCACAAGTCTTGTTACCGACAACCGAAGGCGGCTCATCTGGCATTGGTCGTATTCCTCAACTAACGTCTGGCGCATTTGTGTTTGGTGTTTTTCTTGACGGTTGCTCTTCGCAGATTCCTTTAGTGTTGGGTTCTGTGCCTCGTGTTGAATTTCCTACTGCTATACAAAGCGGTCGTAGTATTTCGTTCGAAGACAAGTTCGAATATAACCAAGAAAGACTTCAGAATGTTGTCACAACACCTTTAAAAGATGATCGTGAAGATGACGTTGGTGTCGGTCTTCGCCGTCAACAGTGTATGAAGTTTTTTATTGACAACGGCTACGAGATTATACATGCCGCGGCTATTACGGGCGCAATTGAGGGTAAGTCATCTTTTGTAACGTACGATGACGATACTACATCTGCCACCGTTGGAATTGTAAAATGGAAGAACACTACAGAAGTCGGTAGTCGATTTGCTGATCTATTGAACTTTGCTGTTAAGTTTTCTCCTAGCTCAGACTGGAGACTATTTTCTTTACAGTTACAATTCGTTCTGTATGAACTGAGAACAAGATTCAATCTCGCAAACAGCAAATTAATTGTGACCACAAATATTAAAGATGCGAGTGCTATTATTAATCGCGACTATATCAAAGGAACTAATCAAACTGATAGGCTCGCACAGAGAGCGTACGATGAGGTCTTTTCATAATGGTATCTAAAATAGAAGCGGGTCAAACGCTTGTCAAACAAGCCGCAAAGACGGCGAAAGAACAGTTAGCGGATGAAGTAGCAAACACTGCGTCATCGATTGACACATCACAGTTGGAATCGACTGCGACTCAAGCGGCAAATGATCTCACAAATTCTTTAGAAACTACTGCGGGCAGTATTGCTGGACAAGTAGAAGGCGGCATTCAAAGCCTTTCGTCAAAATTTGATAAGTTTCAGGATAAACTGAACGATCCTGCTGGCACTGTAGAAGGCTTGCTCGACGACGGAATTGAAAGCCTTGAGAACATGGGAACTGAAATGGTTGAAGAAGCCATTTCTAATCTTGCTTCTAAGTTTGCATCTAAGGTCGAAGTCACATTCAGCGAACCAGATTCAAACGGCATTGTATTTCCTATCGAAGCATCGCTCGATGCAGAGGGCGGCATTTCAGGCACAGTAGCCGCAGTGCTACAGTTGATCACGGGCTTGGGCGTTGACGCAGGTAATCTACAGAAAGCGATTGTAGAAGGTAGTCCTCAAGGCATTCTTGATGCAGGTAAAGATTTATTAGATGGAAAGATGGGCGCATTTTCTGCACAAGGTATTAAAGATTTTGCAAGTAATGCTATCACGAGTGTAACCGATGAATTAGAAACGGCTGTCGGTGATACTCTTTCAAATATTTCTAATCTAAACACTACGGTACAAAAGATTACTAGTATTGATTCTGATGGTGCTGGCGAATTGATATACAACACCGTCAATGAAGTATCGTCTAGAATTACGGCAGGCAACACAGACAGTTCTGAGTTTAATACAGGCATTCTCAAGAACAAGACCAATCCTATTGCAGACCTGTCAAACTCATTTACTGATGCGAAGAACATCAAGCAGAATCTAGAAGGCGCTAAGTCTGACTTCGAAAATCTTACTGGCGGTAAAGATGGTGAAGCTGTTTTAAACTCCGTACAAGGAGCTTCGGGTTCACGTGCAAACTATACTTCAAAGGGTGATGCATATCGCTCACTTGTGAAGACACGTGTTGCGAAAGGTTCTGAGACAGGTGTTATTCAAGGTATTAGTACAGAAACACTTACAGATGTCAAGAAGCAGGTTCGTGATTTTGGAAATGGCAAATTAAGTTCAGAAGAAGTCAATAACATTATCAACTGGTCGCAGGGCAGTTCTGACGAAATTTCAAAGGCTGTTCGCCTCTTGTTTGATAAGACAGGTAAACCAGTTGACACGATCCGCCAATTCTTAAAGACAATTGACACTACCATAGAAAATTCGACCAGAGTGTCTCCTGAGGACGCTGTGTTTAATGAACCTTATGTAATTGGTAATTACGAAAAAGAATGGAACAAAGGGCAAGATGATCCTAGATTCCCATACATTTCTTCGATTGAAGAATTGCAGGCAGAACTTCGCTATGCTAAACGCGACATTACTGAGGCAGTTGTTCACTGGACAGAAACGCACACTGACAAGAATATTGGTTCAGAAGAAATAAATAAATACCACTTGGAGTTGGGACTCGATGGAATTGGCTACCACTATGTCATTCGTCGAGACGGATCACTGCAAAGAGCGAGACCGATCAACACTAAGGGTCAACATGCGCCAACGAATAATCATGACGAAAGAAGTATAGGCGTTGTGTTTGTGGGTGGAATCAATGTGCCGTCTGGTACACCAAACCCAGAAAACTTTTTGTCTTCGCAGTCATTGACCCGTAGCCAGCTTAACACATTCGATCATTTTTGTCGAGCATTTTATGCAGTATTTCCTGGTGGTCAAATCGTTGGTCACAGCGAGATTGACGAAGAAGAAGTTGATCCTGGCTTTGAAGTCATCAACTACGTTGAAAACGTTTTTGGAAAGACATCGAAGTTTACTGACATACTGAATCAAGCACCACTAACAGTTGACGAGATTTTAAGCGATGACGAATAAGTTAGACGATCTTCAAGGCAGAATCAATGAACTTGGCGAAGGTCAAGAAGAAACTGTTGGCGTTCCTAACGAAGGCTTCGCTGATGCGTCTGGTGAGTATCCTAATCGCGATTACTTTTTCGGTACTAGTGTAAACAAAGCCGCAACGGGCGAAAGAATCAACAATCTCGATTTGGGTGGTGGAGACTTTGGAGTCGCACTTGACGTGCCTGACCAGAAGCCGTCACAATACCCATACAATCAAGTGCAAGAAACGCCATCTGGTCACGTTATCGAAATCGATGACACTCCTGGTGGTGAGCGCGTATTGTTCAAGCATCGTACCGGTGCTGGCATCGAAATGCGGGCTGACGGTTCTGTTGTCATATCATCTAAGTCTCAGCGAGTAGAAGTATCTCAGGGAGACGCAACCACTATCGTCGAGGGAGAAGGAACACTTGTTTACAAAGGTAATGTTAATCTACGTATCGACGGTGATTTCAATGTGGATGTTGCTGGTAATTACAATCTCAATGTTGCCGGAGACAAGAAAGAAGACATCAAAGGAAGACACACAAAAGTAGTCAATCGCGATCAGAACTACACAATACGTGGTTCACGAAGCGAACAGGTTGTAGAGATGGCTACGTCTACAGTGCTTGGTGATCAGAATCTTATTACAGGAGGCGATCTCAATCAGTTTACTCAGGGCACAACTGAAATACTAGCAGGAGAAAATCTTATCACAACTGCTGTAAATGAGTGGGTAGCCGCATCTTCTACAGCAAACATTACTGCACGTCACGTAAGTATGATTGGTCACAAAGGCACGATTGGTGGACCTCTGCTTGATCACTACGGCAAGACGTACGGTGGTTTTCCTGCAGGCATCACACAGTTGGCTACGTTTTATGGCTCACTTGTCGGTCGTGCGACTGAAGCATTTCACGCTGACTATGCAATGTTTGCATCACAAGCTGGTTTTTCAAAGAGTGCAGGTGCTGCCGCTACAGCATTGAAAGCGATTAAACTTGGCGCTGGAAAGCCTCCAATTCCTGTGCCGCCCAAGCCGGGGATTATGCCGTACATTCCTTTGCCCGCTACTGCACCTATTCCTAATCCAGCGGTAGTAGAAATGCAGTTGGCATCGAGCAATTATGGTGTTCGTAACGTAGTAGTAGATCCCAAATTAAAAGACAAGATTCTCAAGTCAGACGATTATGAAGAACTATTTAACTTTGATCCAACGATCTCTGAAGTACGTTCTAAGTTGCGTGATCCGCAACATTTCAATAACGGTAAGTTTACGAGTTATCTTGTGTCACAGGGTAAACTCAATAAAGACTTTAAGAAGAACATACCAAAGAACATTGGTCGATCTGCTTCGAAGCAGGGCACGATTCGATTTGGTACTAACTTGATAGGCAACAATCCTGCTGAAAACAGAAGCAAACGATTCCGAGTGAATAAGTAATGAAGATATTAGTTGATCCACAATATAATCCTGAGTTTGAAAGTCAGATTACGTCATCGACTAAACTAGGTCCAGGCATCACGTGCGCAAAGTTTCTGGGTGCGCGTGGCTCACGTACACAGTTTGAAAAGCTGTATGCAAAAGGCTTTTTTGGAGCGCCCGATCTAAAACAGATTGCACGTAATCTTGTGTTACACGCAAATGCAATGAAGACGGTGATTGGCAATATGACGTTCGGACAGCATCGACTAATTGTGTCTGAAGGTATCTACGAGCCAAATCCAAAATTTGAGATTCAAGAAATACCAGCTGGATCAAAAGATCAGGCAAAGAAACTTGCACGTGAAAACGATGGCGGTTCTTTTGGTAAAGGACCCGAAGGATGGATTGCACGTATTCCTTTGTATGTTGGTGAACGACCCAGCGGTGGTAGCGTAAACGATTTGCGCAGAGAGGGTCGAGCAATTGTGTATCAGTTAATTGATAAGAATGGCAAGACTGATCCACGCAAGACATTTGATCTAGCGGTGTTTTGGAAAGATTACATCGATTACGACAAATTAACCCTGGATTACGACACATACGATCCAAATGGTGACTTAACGTGCCAAATAGTTTTAGAAATGCCTGAGGTGCCATCGAGTTATGACGTTTCGTACTCGTACAACGTAGAGACAACATATAACGGCGAACTTCAGACTAAAAACGAACTGCTAGAAATTCTTCCTGACGATTGATATAAATAAACGAAAAAGCTTTTTAGGTTTACAATGGCTAAAAAATTCTCTACAGAAGACGGCAATCTAGAAACGAGCATTCGCGTTGTAAAAGAGCGTGACTACTCGGATATTGACTTGTCTTTAAATGCCAGAACGCCAACTTCTGACGGAGATGTTTTTAAAAAGACTGATGCGGCTTCTGTAAAACAGGCTGTTAAGAATCTGTTGATGACGAACAGATTCGAAAAGCCGTATCGTCCAAATTATGGCGCTGATCTTGGTGGTCTTCTATTTGAGTTGATGGATGAAGACACCGGTGAAGAGATCATCGGCAAAATAAAGAAAGCAATTCAGCGTTACGAGCCTAGGGCTAAAGTATTAAATGTTAAAGTTGTAGCAACACCAGATTACAATAATGTATCGGTGGTGGTTGAGTTTAGAGTAGTCGCTACTGGATTAGTTGAAACACTAAAAGTTTCTCTTAATCCATCTGCGCCAACTGAAATTCCTTCACTGCCGATTACAACCGAGCCGTTTATTATCTACAATGATATTATTCGTGCAGAGAATGATGATCGTCTTGCCACATATCGTGGTGATTTGGTCAAACGTGATCTGGTAATACCGCCTGTTGATGCACTGCTGACAGATCCAGATTCAGATATGATCTTCGCATTGTTCAATGGCTTTATTGAAGGCGTACTGCTTATTGATTCTGATCTTCTTGAGGGTATTCTTACAGTGCCAGATGGTGATCAGATATCACTACAGAACGGCGAAGACTTCTTGCTACCAGAACAAGTTATCGATTAATCGGAGTAAAAAATGGCGACTACCATTAAGTCAACAGAACTAGATTTTAACACGATCAAGAACAATTTGAAATTGTTTTTGGCACAGAAACCGGAGTTTGCCGACTATAACTTCGAAGCGTCTGGTCTTTCAAATCTGCTTGATGTTCTCGCTTACAATACGCACTACAATGCGTTAATGGCTAACTTTGCTTTGAACGAATCGTTTTTAAGTTCTGCGCAACTTAGATCGTCTCTCGTAGGTCTTGCTGGCGGTCTAGGCTATAGCGTAGGATCAAGAAAGGCTTCGTTTGCTGTGGTCAATTTGCAAGTCACAAACAACGACAATCCATCCTCAATGACTATTCCGTCTGGCACAAAATTCACTACTACTATCAACAGTAAAAGTTACACGTTTCAGACGCGAGATGCATTAACTGCTTTAGCAGACGGCACAGGCGTTTATCAGTTTACTCTGAATGGCAATCGAAACGTTCCGATTTATGAAGGAGTGACTAAGCGCAAAACTTTCATTGCAGGTCCATCGAGCGAAAATGACACATACGTTCTTCCCGTGAAAAATCTCGATCTCGATACTGTAGTTGTGCGTGTATACGATAGTATCACATCTAATCGATATGATCAATACATTAATATTTTTGACACAACCACAATTGACGAAACGTCACGAATTTATGTTATGAAAGAATCGCCTAACGGCTATTACGAACTGACATTTGGTAATGGCGTTCGACTTGGTCGATTCCCTCAAGCGGGTGACAAGATTGAAGTCATCTACTCTGCTGTTGCTGGACCAGAAGCCAATGGTGGTAAAACATTTGTTCCCACAACAACTATCGACGGCAAGACGTTGAGTGTTACTACTGTCTCTGTTTCTTCAAGTGGTTCATTTAAAGAAGAGATCGAGTCTATTCGAAAGAACGCGCCATTTCAGTGGGCAGCCCAGAATCGAATGGTAACAGCACAAGACTACGCCGCACTTGTTAAACGAAACTTTTCTAATGTGGTGAGTGACATTAAAGCGTGGGGTGGTGAAGATAATATACCTGCTGACTATGGCTCTGTATATCTGTCAATCGTCTTTAGCACAGATGATGCCGTAGTAATTGAGAACACGAAAAGTGACATCACTGCGCTTGCTGACGATTTGTCGATTGCATCGTTTGATGTTCAATTTACAGATCCTGTCGAAACGTTTCTTGAAGTTACTACGACATTTCAGTTTAATCCACAGTTGACATCACTTGATACAACAACAGTAGAAAATTCAGTTTTGGCGGCTATGCAGAGTTATTTCGACACAAGCACAGGTGGATTCAATCAGGCTTTCCGTCGTTCAAATATGTTGACTGAAATTGACGCAACAGATGATGCGATATTGTCTAGTAGAGCGGACATTAAAATGCAGAAGAGATTTGTGCCCGATGGCTCGCCGTCACAAACTATTTTCTTTGCGGCTGCCATTTCTGCTCCAGACGATGACAATTTCATTGTAGAATCGGATCCTTTCAACTTTCAAAGTAAACCGTGTGTCTTAAAAAATAGGCTAGACACAAACATTATAGAAATCATTGAGATTGCATCTGGCAATCCTTTGATCGATAATGCCGGCACATATGATGCTGTGAATGGAACTATTACATTACTTAATTTTACTGGCACGATTTTGAATGGTGCATACATTAGGGTTGTCGCAACGCCAGCTAATCCGTCAGTAATTAGTCCTCTACGAAACAATATCGTTCGTTATGACAATCAAGCATCACGTGCACGTGCAGTTATTACAGATACGTTATAAATAGAACATCGTTAAAGAGAATTACTTATGCCAGCATCCGCAACTAACAGTATGAGAGAGCATCTATTGACTCTGTTTAAAGCAGATGTTGATAGTTCTTCTCCGCCTTATCATATAGGAATTGCCAGATCAGATCCCATTACCGACGCTGATGGGATTACTGAGGCTATCGTAGGCTCAAAATTTAATCAAGATAAGTTTAGACATACTTTGCAATCAGTTAAAATTATGAGTAATGCATCGTATGTGATTTCGGTTGTCAATTGGGAAAGCGGTCAGATATACGAGCCTTACGACAACAACGATCCTTTTCAAACAAATTTCTACGTAATTAACAGTGCCCGTGAAGTCTTTTTGTGCCTTGAGCAGGGTCGTTTGGATGATGGCAGTATTCAGCCTGCATTTACTGAGCCTAATTCTTTTCAAGCAAAAAATCAAGCAAAGTCTTTTAGAACGAACGATGGCTATCTTTGGCGCTTCATGTACACAATCAGTAACTTTGCGGCTGGTAGTTTTCAAACTAGACAATACGCTCCAATCAAACAGATAGTTGACAGAACGACTACAATTCCCGAAGAGATTCAACAACTGAATTTGCAAGATAGTGCTATTGGTGGACAGATTCTAGGCGTTATCATTGACAGTGGTGGCGACAACTATACGAACCCTACACTTACGTTCACAGGTAATGGAGCAGGTGCTCGATTTATAGCAGACATTTTCGATAATAGAATTGTAAATGTGCGATGTGATTCAAACGGACTTGGTGGATTCTTGCACGGCGCAGATTATGATTATGCGTCTATTACAGTTACAGATCCAGGCGGTGGTTCTGGTGCATCTCTCAGACCAGTAATCGCACCACGAATAGGACTCGGTGCTGATCCAATCAGCGATCTTAAGTGTCGAGAACTCATGCTACAAACAGATTTCATAGGTCGCGAAGAGGGCACTATCGTAGCCAACGACACTGAATTTCATCAAGTGGGAATTATTAAGGGATTGACACGATACGGCACTGATTCTGCTTACAATGGAAATACAGGACAAGCCTCTAAAGTACTGACGGTAGATGGTGTTACAGGTGTATGGATAGAAGGCGACACTTTCACTAATGCACAAGCAACAATCACAGGCAAGATTCTTTATCTTGATACAAACACTCTTTACTATTATCAAGACGTTGAAACAGGATTTGAAAGCCCGCAATCCGAAAACGGCACCTTTGTTGCTGGAATGGCATTAGTTAACGAACAGGGCGGTACAGCAACGATTACAGGTGTTGTTGATCCCGACATTGATGCATATTCAGGTGAGATTTTATACATAAATACACTCGATGAAGCAATTACTCGTGAAGCAGATCAAACCGAAGACATTAGAATAGTTATTCAATTAGGATAAAAAATGGCAACAGAATTCACATCCAATACGCTATCTGGCATTTATTCAGATGATTTTAATGAGGATAACAATTTTCATCAAGTCCTCTTTAACAACGGACGCGCTCTACAAGCGCGAGAGTTGACGCAACTACAGACAATCATCTTTCAAGAACTTGCTAGATTTGGTAAAAACGTTTTCAAAGAAGGTGCCGCGGTCAATACTGGAGGCATGGCTGTTGATGCAAGTATTGACTATATCAAAGTCTCGGCTGTAAATGCTGGCGGTGCGTTTACTGATATTCCTATTGGTACCATATTCAAAGACACCAACACAGGTGTTGAAGCGAAAGTAATCGACTTAAAGCCTAGAAACGTTGATGAAGGTTTTGTTCTTGATACTCTTTATGTCCAGTATGTAAATTCTGGCGCGGGTGCAAATGAGAAGTTTGATGATGGAGTAGTTTTGTTTGATCAGTCTGGTGGTGGTTATCAGATTACTACTGAAACTCCTAATGCGACTGGTAAGGGCGTTAGATTTACTTTGGGCGAAGGAGACTTCTTTGTTTTAGGTCACTTTGTTCACACAACTGAACAGTCTATTATTCTGTCTCCATATACAGCCTCTGCGACTACGACTGTAGGATTTAAGGTTGTTCAAGAAGTTGTCACTGTCAATGATGACACTTCTTTGTTCGACAACGCAAATGGTATTGTTAACACGGCTTCACCTGGTGCTGATCGTCTTAGAATCAATCTGCAACTTACCGAATTGAGTAAAGTAACTGCTAATGACACATTCGTGTTTGTGGCTAATATCGAAAATTCAAAGATCGTTGAGCAAGTCAAAGAGATTGATGCATACAACACGATCAACGATCTAATTGCACAAAGAACGTTCGAAGAGTCTGGTAACTACATCGTCGATCCATTCAGAGTAAGTGTAGACGAAAGAACTTTCAGTGCAAGGGATTCTAATTTCGATGTGATTGTATCACCAGGTATGGCATATGTCAATGGTTATCGTGTCGAAAGAGCAACTGCTACTCGTTTGAGTGTTCCTAAGCCACTAGTAACTGAGACTGTCGATAATGATGTCATTCCGATCAGTTATGGTAATTACTTCTTAGCAGACAGTAATCGTGGTCTACCTGATCTGGATCATGCACAAGTCAATCTATATGACGATTTTCAGGCTGGTGGATCTTCGTTAGGCACTGCAAGAATTCGTGCTGTCGAAGAAGATGGTGCAAATTATCGTGTCTATGTGTATGATGTTCGCGTCGATTCAGCCAGCTCACTAAGAAGCATTAAAAGTATCGGCTCTGGCTCGTCTGATGTTTTCAATATAACGCAAGGCACTCAAGGTGCGACTCTTAACGGAACAGTTGATAATAATAATCTGTTGTTCCCTCTGTCACGTCCTCGACCCGAGTCGTTCTCTGATATTACAATTACGATACAGCAACATCAAAGCGGACTCGTAGCAAACGGTAGCGGAGAAATTACTCTTGCTACACTTCCGACTGGCTCATCATATACAGACACTACTCTTTGGGTCGTATCAACAAGTTCAGCCTCTGCTGAAGCACATACAGTCGGAACGCCCACTAACAGTGGACGTGACGTTACAATTTCGGGTCTAACTCCATCCAGCACTTACGAAGTTCTCTGCTATGTTCAGAAAACTGCTACGAGAAAATCCAAAACGTTAACCACAGTTAACAACGGCAAGCTGACTGTAGCATACGATTCAGCGGCTAGGCAGTATTACTACGAGTTTCCTTACGTTGATGTCAACGAAGTTCGCGAAGTAAACGTCAATAACATTAACGGTCGTGATATGACTGGTGACGTTAGATTAGATTGTGGCGTACGTGACAACTATTATGCTAAAAGTAGATTAATCTTAAATAGCGATTATGATAGTGTTCCCACAACATTAAATGTTTATTATGACTATTATGCGCGTGGTGCTGGCGGCGACTTCTTTGATGCAACTTCGTATTCGGAATTTCTTGTCGCAGGCAATAATTTTGGTGGTACTTTAGATCAGATTCAACAAGACGGTACCGTAATTAATCCTAAGAACTATCTTGATTTTAGACCTGACGAAGGATCACCCTTTAGTACGTTTGATTTGCCACGAAACGGATCAAGTGTAACAGCCACAGTCAGTTACTGGCTGCCACGAGCAGACAAAATTCTTCTGACGCAAGAGGGTGAAGTTCAAGTACTGATGGGTCAGCCTGCAGGCAATCCGCAGTACAAGCCAACGCCAGACAATACGTTAGAACTTGCAAAGGTTTTGGTCAACGGCAACATGCATGGCTTTGATGATTGTCGAATCACACCAATCGAGCATCGACGTTATACGATGGCAGATATTGCCAAACTTGAAGCGAAGATAGATGATCTGCAAGAATACACAGAACTCAGTCTCCTCGAGCTTGAACAAAAACTGTTTGCCGCGCTCGACAGTGCTGGCAATGCAAGAACGGAATGTGGTAATCTTTGCGATGATAATAACGATCAAACGGGAGCAGATACCAACAATCCAGACTACTCAGCATCTTTGGATCCTGAAAGCAAACTGATTCGTCCTATGTTCGACGAAAACAACATTCGTTTGGTTGTTGATAACACACAGTCTAGTGGCATTGTAAAGAAAGGTGACAATGTTTATCTGACTCATGACTCAGAAGCATGGGCGGTTCAAGACCTTGCGTCTACTTCAGTTAAAATCAATCCATTTGGCTTGGTCGATAACGTGGGAACACTAAAGCTTTCACCCACGAGTGATGAATGGAAAGATCCAGCTCGTGCTGATCGAGCAGTGCCTGGTCAAGGTCGTCTCGACCGTAGACAAGCATATCTGTGGAACAACTGGGTATGGAACTGGGCAGGCAGAAGTGCTGAAGACCTTGAACAATGGAATCCATACTACGAAAGAGAAACGTCAATTATTGGAATTCGTCGCCGTAGATTGGTCGAGTTAAGAGAACGTTACTTCTCTGGCAGAAGTTCGTTTACGCGATTTGGAGGTCGATTCGTTTCTCGCGTTGTTCCATCTGAAACACTACGACAAGCTGTTGGTAATCGTATCATCGACGTTGCGTTGATTCCTTGGTTGCGTTCCAGAAAGATTTTCTTTCACGCAAAGGGTCTTAAGCCAAACACCAAACACTACGCTTTCTTTGACGGCGACAACATGGCTAGTTTTGTGCGTGAAGAGCCAGCATTTTTACGATGGTCTGATCGAACTGATCAAACAGATCCACAAGACCCGTACTGGCAGACTGAACATCCCGATGGCTCTACTGATCTAATTTCTGACGCTAACGGAGAAATCATTGGTTCTCTTTGGATTCCGAACACTGCGAGGCGTTGGAATACTAGAGCGACCGATCGAGAAACACAAGCAAACTCTCCGAACATTTGCTTTAAAACAGGTATTCGCGAATTTAAATTGCTTGACACGTCACGTAATGATTGGGGCAACGCTGATAGTAAGTGCTTTGCATATTATGCCGCAGTTGGTGCGATTTGGCATCACTGGCACAATATGATCACTTCAAGACCTTGGGGTTACTGGTGGCCGTTGTCGTATTGGGTTCACTGGGCACAGATTTACAGTCCAAAAGAACTTAGAGATACACTGGATCAGATACGGTCTTCTGCTGTAAATCTCGTGGATCCTAGATTCTCTGGCTTGTATGGACCTGCCACTGCCGCGCTATCTGGTGCCGCTCTAACAGGACTTGACGCGAATGGTCAGATGTCGCAGATTCTTTCTGATTACATCGATGTAGATCAGAATCAGTTTGCAGGAACAGAAACGAATGTGTTGACTGCGCCACAGAATCCTATGGCTCAGACCTTCTTTGTTGACAATCAGTTCGGTGTTACACTGACAAGTTTGCAACTCTACTTCAGAGCAAAAGACGCTGGTAATCTACCAGTACAAATCCACTTACGTCCTGTAATCAATGGCAAGCCTGCGCACAATGAGATTGTTCCTGATTCGCAAGTTGTTTTGAAAGCAAGTGATGTACAAGTAGTTGGTACAGATCCAGTGCTTTCGGTTATTCAAGCACGACCAACAACGTTTACATTTGATGAGCCAGTATATCTGAAGCCTTGGACATCATATGCGATTGTAGTTACTTCTCAGTCAACCGAATATGAACTGTTTAGTTCGAAGACGTTACTGCCTGTGTTTGGATCTACGTCACGTATTACATCTACGCAAAATGCTCCAGGCTCTCTTTACTTGCCTCAAAACGGCTTGTCTTGGATCGAAGCAAAAGATCAAGATTTGATGTACAAACTAAATCGTGCGAAGTTCGATCTTGGTGGCGGTAGTCTAATTCTTAAGAATGTGCCGTTACCTCCGAAGTTGATTGGCGAAGTTGATCCTACAAAAGAAGCGAATAAACCCAACATTCAGACGTTTGCTGGTTCTAGAAAGATTTACATCCATCATGCTAATCATGGTCTAGAGCCTGGCGATCTCTGTCGTCTCGATAGTGTTGCAACTTCTGGAATCGGTCCTGGTGGATTTGCAGATAGAATTGATGGTTCTGGTGTCTTTACTAGCAGTTCTGATATTATAAGTTATATTGAAGGCGCACACACGGTTGACTCTGCTGACGTTAACGGTTATTCGTTCACATATGACGCTGCCCATCCAGTAGAAACGTCTTCTGGACTTGGTTCTAGTCACTGGACACTATCAAGACGAAATGCAATTTTCAACACAGCAATGCCTACGGTTGAAACTGTAGTACCAAACTTTACATCAATCGATGCTGGTGCTAAGTGGACAGAAGGCAAGATGTTGTCGAGTACACGCATCACTAAGGCTCAGAGATGGACTCAAGACGCTGATTATTCTAGAATCACTTTGATGCAAAACATTGATTTTGATACACCAAAAGCGATCTACAACTTAGCGGCAGAAGAAGCAAATCTGGGTGCTGGTGTTGCTTCAGTTTACGTAAAGCTTGACATGAAGACTGCCAATGACTATGTTTCTCCAATTGTTGACATGCAGAGGGCTTCTATTACGCTCGCTGGATTCAAGCTTGACGATCCATCTGTCACGCCTGCAATTCTGCCTGTAGACGAAACAAGTCCTACTTCAGGAACAACGGGTTCGAAACATATTACAACTCCTGTATTCCTCGATTTGGACGCTGTGGGTATAGAAGTCAGAGGATTAGTAAACATTCCTAATGACGCTGATATCCAAATGTATTTCAGAACTGCTGGCGGTGATGAAAACATCAACGATAAGTACTGGATATATCAAGAACCTGTTGACAATATTCCGTTTGACAATTCTCAAGTTTATCGTGATGCTCAGTGGCTACCAGGTGGTCTCGGTGGTGATCTGAAGCCTTTCCAGCAAGCACAGTTTAAGTTCGTGTTTATTGGTGGAGACAGAGCACCATCAATTAAGAATCTGAGATACAGATATCTGGCAGTATAATGAGCAGATATGTACCTGTCAAGGGGCACTCTGGCTTAGTTCGTGACATGAAAACCAACGCATTGATTAACACCAATGCTGAGGAGATCGAACAAGCCAGAGAGCGCAAACGCCTCCGTAAACTTGAAAAAGCCCAAAAACAATCACTTGAACAAAAGGTAGAGACTATCGAAAAGGATCTGGATGAAATAAAAAGTATGCTGAATCACTTGATCCACAAATCTTATAAATAAAGAATAATTGTTTTTGTGCTGTCGGAAAATTAATGTCTTATCGTCCTCTCAAACACTTAAATGAAGGTGCGTTCAAAGAGCTACTGACTTCTGAAGAAGATTATCTGGCTTATCGAGCGGGTGTTCATTTAAGTAAAATGACAACAAGTGATTTGTCTGCGCTCTCTACGAACGCGGCAGCCGAACTTGTTGGCACGTTTGAAGACACTTTTTATACATCTGGTATAGGTCCTATTCCTGGCACTACGACTAGTCGAACATTTACGATTACTCACGCATCTGATCCAGCAGGATCAACGCATACAGTTACCATTGGTTCTTATACGCCATTGCCTAGTGTTGTCTATGTTGGCGACACCATTGAACTAACGCTCCAAGGCACCGCAACAAATACTGGTGTTGGATTTGAAGAAATCGAATATCAGTTGGGTATTTCGGGTTCTGCGGCAATAGGCACGATTACAACATCGACAACGCCTACTGCGACTCACACAACTTCAAACGGTCGTTCTGTTTCGTGGGAAAATTATCCTGATGGCAATCTCACTGGCTCTTATGAAGTCACGTGGACTGTTCCCATCACTGACGATGGCGTAATCAACTTTACTATCAACGGTTCTACTACTGATCTGCAAAATAGTGTTGCTGGTGCGAGCGATGCTGAGGTACTAACCTCTGTGCGTGTAGAGCCACAGTTGAAGCCAACTACTTCTGCCACTCTGTATGAGTTATATCAGAACGATACGGCTGTAGCAATAATTGACAACGACAGTGATCTGAAAAAGAATCCACTTTACTGGGATAGAACTGCAACGCCTGCTGGCTTGAAAGAAATGAGCGATGCAGAACTCGACGTTGTAGTACAACGACTTCTTTTAAAAATATTTTCGAACGATTATCCTGGTCAGTATCGACTTGCTACAGTATCTCCAGGCGCACAGTGGTCAGAGTTTATCGCAGACGTATTCGAAGACACTCGAGGCGATGGATCTCTTGTAACATATTCTATCTGGGTTAAGACAGACTCAACTGTTCCAGCAGTAGTTAAGCCCATTTCGCCTTTACGTCAAGCAGTGACTAACAAGTTTGAAGGAATCAAGCATCTTGGTGATGCTGAAGTTGAGATGACCTTCGGCGAGCGAATGAAGCAAGTCATTCAAGACACTGGCATTGGTAAATATCAACTTCGATCTTCTGCTGATGGTCCACCGACTGCTCCGGGAACTTGGGAAGCACGTGGTTCTGCGATTGATACCAACTTGACATACGAATCTGAGACTGCTTATGTCTCAGTTGATTCGTATGATGTCAATTACACTTCACAGTATCAAGGGTCTTATGTTCCTGACTATATCGGAAATTACGTAGACACATATGAATCGAACTATGTTGGCGAATACGGTGCTACGTATTCATCTTCCTATACTGGTGATTATGAGGCTACGTACATTGGTACGTTTAGCGGCGACTACGCACAAAGTTACATAGGTGATTATCTTCTTACGTACGCACAATCCTATGAGAGCGGTTACGAAGGAGAATATATTCCTAACTATTCTGGTCTTACAGTCGAAGAGCAGTATACAACTATCTACGAAGCGGATGATACGCTTGAAGTGTATGCCGCAGACTATGCTGAATTGTATGGTGATGCGCCAGTTATCTACACTGGTAACTACGTTGCCGCTTATGTTGAAGAAGAATATACAGGTAACTTCACTGAGCTATATGTCGGTGATTATGTTATCGACTACAGCGGTAACTTTACAGAGAATTATATCGATGATGTCTATACTGGCAATTACATCGATGTGTACACTGGTGACTACACAGAAAATTACGAAGGCAATTTTACTGTCAACTATATTCAGACAGAGTATGCTGGTAACTTTACTCAGCCCTATACGGGTGATTTTCTTCAGGCATATTCAACGTCTTACACAGTCACTTACGCACAAGAAAATTATACTGGTAATTACCAGTCACAATACGCTTCTGAATATCAAGTGCCCTATACAGGCGACTTCTTAGAAACTTATATTCAGCTAGTCTACGGTGGTAATTTCATAGAACAGTATACCGGTGACTTTACTGACATCTATACTGGCAATTTCACTGAGACTTATGCTCAAGCGCAGTACACTGGTAACTATCAGTCTCAATATCAGGGTAACTATCAGTCAGACTATTCTGGCGATTATATTGGTACCTATGAGCAACAGACTTACACCGGTAACTATATTTCTGACTATACAGGAAATTATCAGTCTCAATACTCTGGCGACTTTACACAAAACTACGCTCAAGCACAATACACCGGTGACTTCATTGTAAGTTATTCTGGCGACTTTATTGCAACGTTCGAAGGACAGTATCAAGGTAACTATCAGTCTCAATACACTGGTAACTTTACGCAGAATTATACTGGTAATTTCATTCAAGGCTTCGAGGGTCAGTATCAGGGCAATTATCAAGTCAACTATGACGGTAACTACGTATCAAATTACGTCACAGCTACCTATACTGGTGACTTCTTAGTTACTTATTCAGGCAACTTCACTCAAGCGTTTGAAGGTCAGTACACTGGTAACTATCTTTCGACGTACGCTGGTAACTACACTTCGAATTATGTCGGTGATTTTGTTCAGACATTCCAAGGGCAGTACGTTACTGTTTACGAAGAGCCGTACACTGGTAACTTTGTAAACACATTTATTTCTGCTAACTATACAGGCGATTACATCTCGCAATACGAGAGTAATTTCTTGCAGGCATATACTGGTAACTACGTTTCGCTTTATGTGCAAGCCAACTATACTGGTAACTTTGCCGCTACTTACACTGGCGACTTTACCGCAAACTATCAAGGCGATTTTCTAACTACATTCGTTGATGCAAACTACACTGGTAATTATGCTTCGGATTATATTCGTGCGGCTTACACTGGTAACTTCCTCGCACAATATTCTGGCGATTTTCTTGCCCGTTATACCGGTGACTTTGTTACAACGTTCGTTGATGCGAACTATGTGGGCAACTTTACGGCTCAATATACTGGAGGTCGTAACGTAACATATGCTGGTGATTACATTTCGAATTACGCACAAGCGAACTATACAGGCAACTTCTTACAGACGTTCGTTGACGCGAACTATACTGGTAACTTTTTAGCAACTTACTCAGGCGACTTTACTGCTACGTTCCAAGGTCAGTATCAAGGCGATTACGTATCTGGATACGCTGGTAGCTTTGTTGCTCGATATACTGGTGACTTCTTAGGAACATTCCAGGGTCAGTACGTTGGTGATTTCTTAGCCAACTATGATGGCAACTTTATTCAGGCTTATTTGGGCGACTTCTTAGCCACATTCCAGGGACAGTATGTTGGTAACTATACTGGTCAGTATACAAGAACAATCAACCAAAGTTATACAGGTTCATTTGCCGCTACGTTCCAAGGGCAGTATACGGGTTCGTTTTCTGCAAATTATCAAGGGACTTACACAGGCACATATGTCGGTAACTACACTGGCACATATGTCGGAAACTATCTTGGTGGTTATGCAAGTGCCGCAACCTCTTATCAAGGCGGCTACGTTGGTCCAGGTGCCTATTCAGCGTATTTCTTCACTTTTAGTTCTCCTCAATATTACTGGCGGACTTTTCAGCCTCGAAATAGCGGAATAGAAAGTAATAACCAGCTTCGTTGGGCTAGCACCATTTACGCACTGACCGAACCTGGATTGACAACTCCGGTTGTTCGAGGAGGCTATGAATATGATAGAGGTAATTTCCGATTCGGCACTGGCAGCTTCAGCGGGACCTATCGATATTATGAAGTTCGAAGAAGATTCCTTTTAACTGGATTAACATACACTGGCGGATATACCGGTGGTGGTGGCACTTATACAGGAACATATGTTGGCTCGATTCAGCAAACCTATGTTGGCTCGATTCAACAGTCGTACGTTGGTAGTTACGTTTCTGCTGTCAACATAACATTCGTTGACGCAAACTATACTGGTAACTATACTGGTCAGTATACAAGAACAATTAATCAATCGTATACCAGTTCGTTTACCCAGACGTTCGTTGATGCAAACTATACGGGTAACTTTACTGCAAGTTACTCGGGAGACTATGTGTCACGATACACGGGCAACTTCACTCAGACGTTCGTTGATGCAAACTACTCAGGTAACTTTTTAAGAACATATACGGGTAACTACACTGGAACCTATCAAGGCAATTTCTTAGCGACCTTTGTTGATGCGAACTATGTGGGTAACTACGTATCGAATTACGTGGGAGACTTCTTGGGTACGTTCCAAGGTCAGTATGTTGGCGACTTCTTACAGACTTTCCAAGGTCAGTATCAAGGTAACTACGTATCAGGTTATGTCGCAACGTTTACTCAACAATATACTGGCGACTTTACTCAGACTTTCCAGGGTCAATATGTCGGCAACTTTACTGCACCATACACTGGTAACTATATCTCACAATATGCTGGCGATTTTACGGCGGCTTATACTGGAAACTATGTTGGTGATTTTCTTGCTACGTTCCAGGGACAATATGTTGGTAACTTTGCGGCACAGTATACTGGTAATTATCTCAGCAACTATGTTTCTAGTTTCACAGCCACATTCCAAGGGCAGTACGTTGGTGATTTCTTACAGACATACAATGCTGATTTTAACACTCAGTATCAGTCAAACTTTACTCAGACTTTCCAGGGTCAATATGTTGGTGATTTTTTAGCAACATATACTGGCACATATACTACAGTATACGTTCAAGCAAACTACACTGGTAACTTCGTCACAACATATACTGGCGATTATATCTCTGATTACACTGGCGACTTTACAGCCAACTTTGTTTCGCAACAGTATACTGGTGATTACATATCGAACTATACTGGCAATTTTGCTGTTCAATATACTGGTAATTATCAAGGCGATTATATTTCTCGATATACTGGTGACTACATAGGAAATTATGCTGATCAAGTATATGGCGGTGACTTTACTCAAGTTTACACGGGTGACTTTACCAACATCTATACTGGTGATTATATTTCGACATATGCTCAGGCACAATACTCTGGTAACTACGTATCAAATTATCAAGGTAACTTCACTGCCACGTTTGAAGGTCAGTATGTTGGAAACTTCTTGCAAGACTACACTGGTGATTTTACTGCGGTTTACTCTGGCGATTTCTTGCAAGGGTTTGCGGGCCAATACGAAGGAAACTATGAAACTACGTACACAGGCGATTATACATCAGGCTATACAGGCGACTTTCTTGCTACGTTTGAAGGACAGTATGTCGGCGACTTTAACGTAAACTACACTGGCAACTTCTTAGAAACTTATGAAGCAGACTTCGTACAAGACTTTGAAGGTCAGTATACTGGCAATTATCAGTCTGACTATACTGGCGATTATGTCGCAATTTACACTGGGGACTTCTTACAGATTTTCCAAGGTCAATATGTTGGCGATTACGTAAAAGCATATATCGGTAACTATCAATCTGTGTATACAGGCGATTTTGTATCAATATTTGAAGGTCAGTATACTGGCGATTACTTGTCCGATTACACTGGTAACTATCAAGCGAATTACTCAGGCGATTACCTTTCTAATTTTGAAGGACAGTATACAGGCGACTTTATCGTAACGTACACAGGCAATTATGAAGTTGACTACACTGGTGATTTTGTTGAAACATATGTACAAGATTATGAGTCTGATTACCTTGAAGACTACATAGCACAAGACGTTTATGTTACTGCATATATCGGTAACTATACTCCGACATACGAAACAGTTTATACTGGTGACTATACGCCCGACTATGAAGGTGCACCAGGAGATTATGTTGGCGAGTATCTTTCAAACTACACTGAACAATCGTATTCCCAAGAGTTTTCGGTTGACTACATATCATTAGACTATACAAGAAACATTGAAGTCAGTTATACTGGTGATGCATATGTAGAGACTTACTCTTCCGATTTCGAATCGACTCAAGACTACAGCACTTATATTACTGGCGATGATGCTGAAGAATACATAGGTGCGTTTGAAGGCACAGGCGACTTAGAAGTTTATGGCGGTTCACCATACGAAGGTTCTAGTTACGAATCTGATTACAACTTGGTAGTTAACATTGCAGAAGCATATTTGGATGACGCTAAATTAACATCAACACCGGTAACAATTGAGACATATACATTATACGTACGTGTTGCTTAAAATATGGAGTAAATTATGGCAAAGTATGAGTACTTAGATAATGCATTTTGGGAAACGGAGGATCGCTCAGTTCTAAAATGTATTAGGCTAACTACGCTTGAAGGTCAAAAGGGTAAGAAAAAAGACGTAATGGAGTTTCGCAAGATTCGTCCGGACGGTTCTGAATGCCCTCATTATAAAGAAGTGGTTGACAAAGTTGGTGTCGTAAAGATCGACGAAAATACCGCTGAACGCAAAGAGCGAAAAGAGCGCGAGAACAGAGAAAAACGCGCACATCACGAGCAAAAGAAAAAGACTGCTGAACTAGAGCAACTTTTTAATCTCAAACTTCAGGCTTTTGAAATTGAGCAAATTAAAAATTCTGAAGATCGTATATTACGTGGCAAAATCCGTCGAGCGCAAAGTGCAGTGGAAATGAATGCGCTATGTGCAGTTTTGATTGCGAAAGAATTGGGCTATTATGGAGACAAAGATGACGCAGGAGCCAACTAAAGGTTACGTAATCGTTGCGTCACGGCGAAGTTTCTTTTATGCTTCTGCATGTAATTTAATGGACTCAATTCGGGATTTCTATCCTGACGCAAATATTTGTTTGGTCTGCGAAGAAAGATTTCTTGATGATCGAGGACGAAGACTCGCAGACGAAATAATTTTCTGCAACGATCACAAGCGAGCCAAGCTTTGGGGTATGGCAAAATCACCGTGGGATATTACATTTTACATTGACGCCGACACTGAGGTCGAGCATGAAGACATTGAACATGTCTTTGACGAACTGAATGGCTATGATGTGATGTACACTGGTCTGCCCGAAGAACGCTCTTACTGTTATGCAGAACTAAAATGGCCTGGTGGTCAGTTCGAACTATGCGGAGCAGTCTGTCTGTATGACATGCGCAATCCATTGGTACGTGAGTTTATGGACGATTGGTATGATCTCACTGTACGACAGTATGCTGGTACATGGTGGCCAATAAATGAAAAAGGCGAAGCAGATTATGAAACTCATCCTAAATCATTGTCACGATGGGATCAGTTTTCTCTTTGGTGGCTTGTAAACAAAGAGCCAAAGTATCAAGACTTGAAAGTGGGCATTTTTGAAGATGATGCCAGATGGAACTATTTCTCGCGCTATAAATATGCTCACAACAAGAAGCCTGTTGTTATTAGACATTATTCTGCTTCGGAAGCGAAGCACATGGAGTTTTGATGAGAGACATACCGTTAAACGATTTTGCTATCGACATTTTGAACGATGCACTTTGGTTTACCAGAGATAAAAATTACGAGGCTGTCGTAAAGACAAAAGCCGACAAACATAATAAAGAAGACGCCGACTATTATACAGGTGATGCATATTTTAAACTTATTAAGTCACAAGGTATGGGTCACGGTGGATTTCCAGAAGTTGTTGTGTCGCATGGCTTTGGTATCGGACAAATGCATTTCTCTAAAGAGAAAGTTTCGCAAGCAAAAATTCCTGAAGTCTCTCTAAAACAGGAAGCGTTTTTACAAAAAATACAAACTACGTTCAATTTGAAACGTAATGCTCTATTTGCGGTTTATCCGCCAGGTGGATATATTTCTTGGCACAACAATGCGAATGCTTCAGCATTCAATTGTGTGTTTACTTGGAGCGAAACTGGCGACGGCTGGTGGAAGCACTGGGACAATGAAAAGAAAGAAATGGTAACAATACCTGATAAAAAAGGCTGGCAATGTAAAGTTGGTTACTTTGGTGCATACGAAGATCCTGAAGAGAAGCTGGTATATCATACAGCACGGAACGGGGACACAGGTTTACGTATGACAGTTGCATTTGTACTCGACAGATCAGAGATGGCTGTAGGAATGCAAGATTGGATTATTGAAGACATTCACGCCTAAATTATTATAAATAGAGCCATAAGATTCATTTTTAGGTTAGAGACTTATGGCAAGGTATGAAGAATTAACTATCGATCAGGGAACAGACGTTTCCCTGGACGTGTATCTTACGAACATCGATGGTTCGGCAAAAGATTTGTCAGGCTATTCAGCCGCGGCTAAAATGAGTACGCGATATGATGTTGACAGTTCTGACAAAATTTCATTCGACGCTTATGTCACTGTTCCTCCGACCGCAGGTATCGTTAACTTATCTTTGACAAACACCGTCACAGATACGCTAAATAGTAAGAGAAAATATGTCTATGATATGGAAATCTCATATCAAGACAGCGATGCCAACACTATCGTAGAAAGAGTTCTTGAAGGACTTATAACAGTAACGCCTTCGGTAACATGAGGTCAGTATGTCAGTACAAGTAGGAAACAGGACATTAGTAAGCAAGATAACGTACGGTACTCCATATCGTACTGCTGTTATTTCTGCTAGTGCCGACATTGATGCAATCACAGGTCTTGTCACATCGGGTGCAGTAGACGGTTCACTCTTCGAATACGACTCGGCGTCAGGTAACTGGAAAGCCACACTAACACTTCGAAAGCAGATCGTCGATGGGCGTGTTTATCCATCTGACTCAGATCGTGCACAGATTCTTATTCGTCGCTCGGGCACTCAGGGCGATCCACTTGTTTTAAGAACAGGTGAATTAGCATACTCATATCTTTCAGACTCTGGTAGTTCCGCAGATGGCTTCGGCTTAGGCGGTGATCGTCTGTTCATTGGTGCTGGCGGCGATTCGTCAGTTGCGGGCGTACTACAAGCAGAACGCATTGATGTAATCGGTGGTAAGTATTTTACTGATCTACTGAATCATCCACATGGTGTACTAACTGCTTCTAGTGCTATTATAACAGACTCCGAAGGTAAAGTCAACGAATTAAAAGCCGGTTCAATCGATTTAGACAGTGCTACGCTGGGTAGACTGACGGTATCTGATTCTGCAATCTTTAACGATCTGCAAGTGCTTGGCACACAAACCATCGTAGAGATTATTGCTGATCGTATCAACGTTGATAATCTCACAGTCGATAGTAATTTAAGTGTTTTAGGTTTAGCCGCATTCAACGACAGTGCTACCTTTGCTGGTAAAATCACTGTAAGTGGTGCTGGTGTATTTGATGATACGCTCGATGTATCAGGACTTACTACACTCGACTCTGCTATCGTCAATAATCTTAGAATCGATTCAAGCCTTGATATTCCTGGCGCATTAACGATTCAAGGTACAACTACATTCGATTCTACTGCAACGTTCAATGGTGAAGTCAATATTGGTGAAAGAACACTAAGCGAGTTTATTGACAGCGATGTGTTCCAATTGTTACGTGCAGGTCAGGCTATCATTTTAACATACGCAGACGATAGCGACAAATTAACCATTTCAGTTCCAACGGCTACTTCAACTACGCCTGGCGTAGCGTTTTTCGATTCTGCACAGTTCACTATCGATTCTAACGGGCAGGTTTCACTGTTGGAATTCGAAGGCGGCGACTTTTAATAAATACAGCAATATGGATAGGATAGAGACTTAACATGGCAATAACAAAAATTATCCATAAAAAGACGGATGTCCCGCTAAGGCGCCCGGGCATTGCCGATATTGATCTTGGTGAAATTGCCATCAACACGCATGATGGTAAGATGTTCATCAAGCAAGATCGAGATGGCGTTGTTGACATCGTTCAAGTTGGTGACGATCCTACGCCAAGAGTCTTTTATGTGTCTAAGGGAGGCAAGCCTGGCAACTTGGGTACTTCCCTTGGCGATGCATTTCAAACTATCGATTCAGCCGTCAGTGTTATTACTGATATCCAAGAATTCGAATTTGACGAAGCAACTTGTGAACGCGACTTAAATCTGATCTTAGATGGCTTGCAGTTCGATATTGCTTTCGGAACAAACTATAACGCAGTGACATCTGGTCTTTCGTATCAAAGAGCGGGAGCCAACAAAGTTCTTGATGAACAGATTTCTGCAACGAGAGGTGCCTTCAACGAAGCGAAAGGCGCCATCTTCTCTATTCCTGAAGTAAAACTCAGCACTGGTTATGACGGTGCAGTAGAAAGAAATAATAGACACTGGTCGGAAGTTGTTGACATTTTCGTCAACGGCACTCAGAGTACAGAAAATTTTGCTGACTCGGTTGAGTATCCAGTGCCAGTTGTCTTGCCTACAACAGACGCAGATGATGCCGCAGTCATTCTTCAGAACAACAGAGAATATTTGAAGGCTGAACTTGTACAATACATTGCAGAAAACTTCCCAGCATTAACGTATGATCGTACGTTGTGTTCACGTGACACAGGTTTTATCATTGATGCTGTGACTCTTGATTTGATGCTCGGCACAAACGTTAACAGTGTTGTTGCGGGTTCTTCTTATTACAGAGCAACAGTATCAACACAGAAAGTAATCGGACAGCAGTTAGATGGTACCGTTGGCGCAATCAACGAACTAGGTCGATTGATCGGTGAACTGGGTATCGATTCGAATTCACGTGTAAGTATTAATGCTAGTATTGCAGAGATCAATGATATTCTTGCAAATGGTCTTGAGAACAGAGACACACTTACATTCCCTGCGGCACCAGCATCTTCGGCAAATCAGCAAGCGGCTGCCACAGCAATTCAATCAAACAAAACTGCGATTATCGCCTCTACGATTGCGTTCCTTGACAGTGTATATCCCGATCTTACGTATGATACTACTAAGTGTGAGCGAGACGTTGACTATATTCTAGATGGTCTAACGCACGATGTACTGTACGGTGGTAACTACCAGTCGCGTAGAAGTGCAGATGCTTATTACTCAAACGCAGTAAATCAGTTGGGTAGTGACTCAGAGAGATTGCCTACGATTGCGGCATACGACGAACTCAAAAATATCGTAAACACGTATGTAACAACTTCAACTGAGCAAGCACGTGTTGACGACCTCATTGAAATCATTAATGAAGTATTAGAAGCGAATAACGATAATGTATTAAGAGATTTGGTCTATCCAGATTTCACAGGCATTAGCGGAACAACGACTGCATCTTACAATTTGATCTTGGCTGATTCTGCCGATTTGAAAGCGGGCACGATTGCATGGTCTGATCAAAATGGTCCTGCAACTTATGACCGAGTAAGATGTAAGAGAGACGTTGGCTTTATCGTCGATGGTCTGACGTTTGACGTACTATACGGTGGTAACTTTGCTACTGATATCGTCAAACGTGCATACTACTCGTTTGGTACGAATCAGTTGGGTGACAGTGCAGGTGATCCAGAGGTTGTGGCTACTGCTACGACCTATCAGCACTTGAAGCAGATCGTAGACGAGTTGCTTTCTAACAGCCTGTCTACAAATCTGTACTCAGGTGGAACTTATCCTGGTGCATTCCCTGGTCCTGACACTACTGGTAATGGTGGTCAATACTCGACTGCAACAGAAGCACAGGTTACCAACGATCTATTAGATAATCTAATCACTATCATTCAAGACGGCGACTTAGATGCGCTTGATTCAGTTCAAGAGCCTAGTTTAGCGGCTAGAGGCGTAAGTGCTGAACTTAGAACGGCAATTAAAGCAATCAATGACGAACGTCCTCTTATCATTGAGCAATCGGTTCAAAGAGGTAATGCTACTAATGATATCGTAGTATATCTGAAGTCGGGCGATTACGTAATCAACAATCCAATTCAGTTGCCTGAGAAAGTCGCTATCGTTGGTGATAACTTAAGAACGACCACGATTCGACCTAGAAGCGTAGACTCCGATCTGTTCTATGTCAAGAGCGGTTGTTTCTTAAAAGACATTACGTTTAAAGATCATCAAAGTGGTGCGGCTTGCGTTGCGTTTAACCCAAATGTTGATTCTGCAAGAGCAGGTCCGTTCATCATTCAGTCACCTTACGTGCAGAACTGTACTTCTATCACCACAGACGGTGTTGGTATGAAGATCGATGGTTCAAAAGCGTGGGGTCTGCGTTCGATGGTATCTGACGCATTTACTCAGTACAACGCGGCTGGTATTGGAACGTATCTACTGAATCGTGGTTACGCACAGCTAGTATCGATCTTTACGATTTCGACAGGAACATCTATCTTAGCCGAAACTGGTGGTCAATGTTCGATCACAAACTCTAACTCAAGTTTCGGTGATAGAGGTCTAGTTGCATCTGGTAGTAGTCCGATTCTTTATGACGGCATACTCGATTCTGATCATCTGAAGTTTGATGATGTAATTCAAGTTAATGAGGTTACCAACCTCGACTCTTCAGACTGGCTCAACGTATACGGATCATATAGAAAGCCAAACTATGGCGATGCAATGAAGTTCGATTCTGAGAACTATTTTTATACGGTTCTTGGTGTCGATTCAGTTGCTCCTGGTGTATACAATCTTACGTTTGAACCACCATTGAACCAAGACATGATACGCAATCAGAGAGTCGCGTTTAGACAACGTTCTGTGATTACGTCATCGTCCCACACGTTCGAATATGTGGGTTCAGGCACAAACACATTTACTGCCATTCCTCAGAATGGTGGTATTCCTGATGCAACAAAAGAAGTTATCTTCGATTCAGAAACGAACGAAGGCTTGGTTGTATTCACAAGTACCGATCAACTTGGTGACTTTAGAATCGGCTCCGAATTGACGATTCGTAGACAGGCTGGTCGAATCGAGGGCGAGACGTTCGAAAGATCGTTGTACGCAATCTTAACACCATACATTCTAGCACTAGAGGGTTGATAAATGGCTATCCCACTAAATACATTTAAAACGACAACTGCGGTAGTTCCAGAGGAACCTCCTGGTGGATTTACCGGGGATAGCGATGTCATCTACGTTGTTCCGCAGGGGATTACAGCGATTGTGCTTATGGCGCAGATCGCGAATCTCGATTCTGCTGAACACACCGTAACGTTCACTCACTATGATCGTGACGAAGTTTTGAACACAGAACTTGTGAAGGATCTTCCTGTTCTGCCAAAAGACGCTGTTGGTGTAATTACTGGTAAATTGATCGTAGAAGAAACAAATAGAGTTAGATGCTCGGGCTCTACTGGCTCAAGCGGCAAACTCAAACTAGTATTAAGTTATCTGGAATCTCTAAATGGCTAAACGAATAGAACACGTTAGCGGACGTGTAAAGGTAAGAGACCCGAGTCAGTTAGATTCTGATCGCTTTCTTTATATCACGCTAGATCAAGCGGAAGCAAATTTTGGGCGCCCTGACTCCGATGGCGCCGTAGTCACTTCTTTGGTCGACGGTACTAGAGTACTGACCGACGAACTTGCGCTGGGCGGTCTTGCTTTCAAACCCGGCTCGCTTGATTCTGCTGATTCTGCTTCGCTATATGCTCTATTCGTCAAAGGCGATCCTTTCGACGGCACACTTGATAGTGTTGCTGTTAAAAAATTGTCTGAAGCCTTTTTTGAAGAAGACACACTCGATACAGTTACGGCTCGTGGTAATACTACAACAAACGCAATCGATGTTGGCAGAGTCATTGCTGACAGTGCTTTCATTTCTGGTCGATTAATTGTCGGTGGTGATCTTCAGGTCAACGGCACAACTACCACGATTAACTCAACAGAACTGTCTATTAACGACAAGAACATTGTACTGGCTGACAGTGCCCTAAGTGCGGCAGCCGCAGACAGTGCAGGTATTACAGTTGCTGGTGCAAACGCACAAATTTACTACAAAGCCGCCAGCGATACGTGGAATCTAAACAAAGCAACCATCTTTGACTCTACCGTTGAGATCAACAACACGTTGATTCTTAAGAACGTTGAAAACAGACAGACAACTTTAGTTCTTTATCTTGACGAAATTACAGGCGAAGTAGTTGCAGGCGATCCTTCGGGTGATAGTGCAGAAGGTGCATTAGCGTCGAAGCAAGTGCAAGTTGTCAATGTCAATGACAGTAACGAATATCATCCATTATTCGTACGTGATTATATCGGCATTGACAGTATCAACACTGATATTCAATTCACATACAATCCTGGTCTAGACAGAATTAGTGTTGGTCGACTTGAACTGAATCAACTCGATTCACAAGAAGGCGTTACTCGATTCTTGGTACTGAACGATTCTGATCAGGTACGTTTTAGAAACTTAGGCGGTCTTTCTCTTCTTGACTCAGAAACAGATACACTGCAAACTGTAACAAGACGTGGTGACTCTACTGATCAGCCAATTACCGTTCAGAAACTCACGACAGTTGACAGTGCATCTATTGGAGGTGACTTGCAATTCCAAGGTGCACTCCGAGACGAACAAGGCTTCAGACTAGTAATCTATGATTCTGCTGGACTTGTGCTTTGGGGCTAATAGGAGAAATCAATGGCATCACCTACAACACGCAACGACCTGATTGATTTTTGCTTGCGCAGACTCGGAGAGCCTGTGCTTGAAATCAATGTGGACGTTGACCAGATCGAAGATAAGGTAGATGATGCAATTCAAAAATATCAAGAGTTTCACAGTGATGCCACGATTCGAACTTATCTGAAACACCAGATCACTGCGGACGATGTGACGAACAAGTACATTCCTATTTCGTCTGACATTATTTTTGTTTCGAAAGTATTTCCGATCTCAACTACATTCAGCACCTCAGGCAATCTTTTCGATATTCGCTACCAAATGTTTTTAAACAATATGGGCGACTTCATCAACTTTGCTGGTGACTTAGCCTATCTGTATCAAATGGAACAGTACTTAAGTATGATCGATATGCAGTTGCATGGTCATCCTCAAGTAACGTTCTCGCGGAGACAGAATCGTCTGTACATCTTCGGCGATTTTGAAGACGAAGATTTGCAAGAAGGTGATTTTCTGATTGCTGAAATTTTTCAGACGATTGATCCTGAAACGCACACGAGCATCTACAATGACATGTTTATCAAAGACTATACGACCGCTTTGATCAAACAACAATGGGGTGCCAATCTCAGTAAATTCGAAGGCATGCAATTGCCTGGTGGAGTTACGATGAACGGTCGTCAAATCTACGAAGACGCGACTGCCGACATTGAACGACTTGAAGAGAAACTGAGAAACGAACAAGAACTTCCGGTCGATTTCTTTGTAGGGTAAGATGGCGACGAATAGGTATTTCAGACAAGGTGCGACATCGGAACAGATTCTCTATGAAGATTTAATCATCGAGTCTCTTAAAATTTATGGTCAAGATGTTTACTACCTGCCTCGCGAGATAGTCAAAAGAGATACAGTCTTTGGCGACGATTCGACCTCGCGCTTTGATAATGCCTATCGATTAGAAATGTACATTGAAAACGTCGAAGGGTTCGACGGTGAGGGCGACTTGTTTACGAAGTTTGGTGTAGAGATTCGTGATGCCGCAACGTTTATTGTAGCACGGCGTCGGTGGAAAAGTCAAGTACAATTTTACGAAAATACTGATGACAAGCCCATGTATCGTCCACGAGAGGGCGATCTGATCTATCTCACACTGTCAGATTCTTTCTTTGAGATCACAAAGGTAGAGACTGAGAATCCATTCTATCAGTTAAAAGATTTGCCTGTCTTTAGAATTCGTGCAGAACTCTTCGAATACAATGATGAAGATTTCGATACGGGTCTTGATCTCGATGACATCGAACAGCAAGCATTCCAGAGACTGGTCACATTTGATCTTGCAACCATGACAGGTAAATTTGAAGTGGGCGACACGCTGACACAGACAAATCCAAATGGCTTTACTATTACAGGTGATGTTGTAAAGATCGATGCCTCGATTCCTTCGTCGTATAAAGTCTATATTGCTCACGCAGGCGCAGATGATGGTGTATATCACACATTCAGTGCAGACTATCGCATTGAAAACGAAGATGGTATTGGTGGAAAACCAACTGTAGTCAATCAAGAAGTGCTAGAAGAAGGTGCGCAGAATGTAGACTTCGACACTGAAGCAACGGGATTACTCGATTTCTCTGAATCCAATCCGTTTGGAGATCCTGTATAATGTTCGGCACGTACTTCTATCATCAAAGAATTCGCAAAGCCGTGGCTGTGTTTGGCTCACTCTTTAATAACTTAAATGTTCTCAGAACAAATGCCGCTGGTGACATTATCAGTCAAGTCAAGGTGCCTTTGTCTTATGCACCTAAGAGAGACTTTATAGCCAGAATCGACGCAATGAACAATGGCGAAGAAGCCGAGCGTCAGATCGCAATCAAACTGCCTAGAATGTCTTTTGAGATTCTGTCGATGAATTATGATCCGACTCGACAGTTGCCTAAGATGAATAAGTGCGTAACGTTTCCTGATAATTTTTCGGGAAGTGCACAAGAAATTTACACACCAGTACCGTACTCAATTGGCTTTCAGTTGAATGTATATGCTAAGTCACAGGACGATGCACTACAAATCGTAGAGCAAATATTGCCTTACTTTACACCGCAGTATACTGTTACAGTAAAGCCTCTTTCCGACTTCGACACAAAAGAAGATACGCCAATCACGCTGACTGGAATCACATTCCAAGACGATTACGATGGACCTCTAGAGGCGCGTAGAACAATCATCTACACACTTGACTTTGAAATGAAGTTGAGTCTTTTTAAAAACGTTTCCTCTTCCAGCTCTGTCATTACGCAAGCGCAGGTGGATTTTTACGAACTTGGTACGACCGATATTCTATCTTCTGTTGTTCTCGATTCGTTTACGACAGAAGGTTTGAACGGAAAAATTGCAGAAGACGGTGGCACGATAACTAACAATAACTTTAAGATTCGATTTGCACCAAGAGAAATCACTTCAATAGAAGTATCTTCAGATCCACAAAATGGTACAGCAACAGCATCGTTGACATCAAATACAACGACTACAACTGGGCGCATTACTGCGAACGGTTCGTGGTCTTATACACCGAACGCTGATTGGCACGGCACTGATACATTTACAATTCGTGCTAACATCACTGGTGGTGGTAGCGTAGAGCGTACAGTTACCGTTGTTGTGAGTCCGACTGAACGCGACACATTCGACCAATCTGAATTGCTTAACGTTGGTCTGGGCGAACAGTTTCTTGATATCTTTGTGGGAACAACTGATCAATTCGAAACGACTGGCGGCGTGACATATTCTATTGCCGCTGGCGGATATCCAAATCATGGTTCTTTATCAGTAACTAACGCAAATACTGGAGAATTTAAATATATACCAGATGCAGGCTTTGATGGCGTAGACAGTTTTGTTTATAGAGCAACGCCCGCTGGCGGTAAGTCGGAAGTAGGCATCGTCTCTATTACAGTAATTTCAACAGCCAACATTATGGCAGCCGAGACGGGCGAACTCTTAACAATCGAACAAGCGTCTGATGACATCATAGAACTAGAACAATAACGAGGAATAGAAATGGCAACCGTAAAAATATCGCAACTGGCACAATTAGTCGGTCCTCCTGATAGCGATGATTTTATTGCAATCGTTGATGCCAGCCTTTCAGAAACGAAAAAAATTCTGATCAGTGACCTGTTATCAGCAGTCGATAGCGTTGCAAATGCGACACTTGCCATTCAAGCTACCTTTGCTGATAGCGCACTTGACGCTAGATTTGCAGTTGTAGCAAATAGAGCGTTTGTGGCTGATAGTGTTGCAGTTGCCGCTAATGCATTAACTGCTGACGCCGCTGACAGTGCAACAAATGCAACGAATGCAATCCTTGCTCTAAGGGCAAACAGTGCTGACAGTGCGACAAACGCAACTTTCGCTAATTATGCTCAACGGGCTGAAACTGCCGACAGCGCCACAACAGCCGCTTTTGCACTCAGAGCGGATTACTTAACGTTAGATAGTGTTGGTAACGCAACTTTTGCCTTACGCTCTGACAGTTCAGCCCGAGCCGCCTCAGCGATAGTTACAGATTTTGCTGCCAAGGCACAGCAGGCATATTATGATCAAAGAGCTTTAGATACTATCTGGGATAACGTACCTGTATTCGTTGACAGTGCAATTGATCATTTGAAAATAAATTTGAACGCTTATTCTACTGACAGTGCTGCCCTCTGGAGTGTTTCACCGCCAACAACGGTAGATAGTGCCTTAGATAGATTGGCACTTGTTGTTAGAACATTGAATGGCGGTACTGGCGCATAACCCATATAAATAAGAGAAAGATTTTTAATTGAGGATTTAAAATGGCAATTGCAGGCGTAAAAATATCGAGTCTTCGCGAGTTAATTACTGCTGAAGATAACGATTACATCGTCATCAATGACTTTAGCACGACCACTACTAAAAAGATTAGTAGGGAAAATTTTCTTCGGAACTCTACGAACGTAAGAGATTCTGGAGAGAATGGCGCGTTCATTCAAACGCTCACGTGCAACTCCCTCGATGTAAACGTAGACGCGGCTATCAACGGCTCAACTACTATGGGTGCGGACCTTACCGTTAATGGCACGATCACTTTTGACACGCTAAAAGATGCTGTTGAAAATATTATTATTACGAAACTTGTAGACGAAGCTGATGGTATTGCTTCAAATGATGATGACACATCTATTCCTACATCTGCGGCTGTTAAAGATTACGTAGATGGCGCTGTATCTGATCATCGTGCAAAAATTGTGCATGGTGAAACAGAAGATGCCCTGAGTCTTGTCAATCAATTAAAAGTCTACCAAACAGAATATGTCAAAGAGATAGGGGCTTTAGAAGAAGGCATTTTCGATTCGTTAATCGCACACGAAGTACAAGAGGTTGTTCCTTATGTTGTGCTTGGCGAAAAAGATGCTGTACACAATGATGGCAAGCCTAACTATCAAAAAATTAACTATCATAAATTGGTACCTATTTTGATTACTGCTATTCAAGAGTTGTCAAAACAGATTGAAGAACTTAGGAGCTAAACAATGCCAGGCGTAAAGATTACAGAGTTAGAAGAATTAGCACAGGCGCCTGCCGATGATGACGTTCTCGTCATTGTCGATCTTGATACAAATTCTACTAAGTTTATCACTGTTGAAAATTTGCTTGAGCCAGCAAGTGCGGCGGCTTCTGCTGGCACTGCTGACAAACTTTTAATCGAAGCGACAGACGCGGATGTCACGTTTTATCCAGCCTTGTTTCCTAACGCACCTGGCACGCCGGCGGCAGACTCAGCAAAAGTAGACACCGATTTATTCTACAACGCTCTTACGAATACACTTACCGCTGGATTCTTTGTTGGTAATGGCGCTGGATTAACAGGCGTACTCGCTGACAGTGCCGCAAGAGCGACCACTGCTATTGAAGCCGAGCGAGCATTATTTGCGAATGCGGCTACAACTGCTGACAGTGCCGACTTTGCAACCCAAGCAATTTCAGCCGAGCGAGCAGACAGTGCAACAAACGCGACCAATGCTGTGTTTGCAACAACTGCAAACTTTGCATTTGGTGCTGACAGTGCGAATAGAGCAACTTCAGCAATTACTGCCGACCGAGCAACCGAAGCAGACAGTGCAGTTAACGCGACTTTAGCAAATACCGCTTTGACAGCACTTCGTGCTATCGATGCAGATAGTGCAGACTTTGCAACTAACGCTAATTTTGCAACAACTGCTGGTAATGCTGAAACTGCGGATAGTGCTGTCAATGCTACGTTTGCAAATACTGCACTAACAGCAGAAAACGCAATCACTGCTGACAGTGCAATCAATGCATCAAATGCAGTCTTGGCTGAAATAGCAGAAGAAGCGAGACGTTTAGGCAACTTTATCGATTCTGGCGGAACAGTTTATCCAACTCGTGGATCAAGGGCACTAGGTGATTTAAAAGTAGATAGTGACCTGATTGTACAGGGCGACATTCGAAGTGTTGGTGGTATTTTCTACGGAAATGGTTCTGGCTTAACGAACATTACAAGTACAGCAGTTGCAACTTCGACAGAACAAACAGACGCGAAGGCTATTGACTCTGCGGGCAAACACTATGTCATGTTGCGTACAACAGAGCTAGGTTACGATAGTGTAAGTACTACTGCACTTCTTACATATGATCCCTCAACATTTACACTCAGCGCAAACTCATTCTCGGGTGATGGTTCGAACTTAACTAACGTCACTGCGATTGATGCAACGAACGCAGAAAACGTTGCCATAACAACTGTTGGTGATAGTGCGCAATATTACGTACACATTGGTAGTACAACTTCTGGTAACGATAACGTAAACGTAAACACGAATCTTACCTATAACCCATTGAGAGGCAGACTTTCTGCTACAATCTTCGATACAGGTGAGTGGGAAGTTTATGAGAGTGCTGGTAATTTAACGTTCGCTCATAATGGCACTAAGCAGATGAGTCTTTCTGAGAATGGTGATCTAGCCATTACAGGCTCACTGACTCAAAGTGCGACGATATAAATAGTGACAGCCGCAAAGTATTGAGGAAATAAAATGGCAGATATTAGAATCTCAGAATTACAGGAATTGATCAACGTTCAAGACAGTGACGTTCTTGTGATCAATGATATTACTGCGGCTACCACTAAAAAGATTACCCGTGATCGTTTTCTTGTAGGCATTACACGAAACGTTTTTGACTCAGCCAACAACGCAGTTGCAAAGCAAGACTTAAAAGTTAACAACGATCTAATCGTTGGTGGTGACATCGATGCAACGGGCGATGTCTCGTTTGGTTCATTGACTGACGTTACTGGTGGCATCACTGCACTTCGATTTATTGGCACAGGTATTGAGAATCACGATAGTAACGGCGCGTTGCCTACTGCGGCGGCTGTTATCGATTATCTTGATTATTTCTTGCAAGACCTTTACGACTCTGCTACGCTACCAGTTACGCTTAATGCGTTGACAGATGTTAGTATCGTCACGCCACTTAACGGTGAAGTACTTAAGTATGATGGCTCAAACTGGATTAACGGCGTAGATTCTGCGGGTAAAGAAAATCTTGTAGAACTCGATGATGTTTTGATTTCTAGTTTGTCTGACGGACAAATTCTTAAGTACAACGGTGCTTATTGGGTAAACGCAACTGACTCAGCCGGTCCAACTAATCTTTATGAGTTGGATGACATCTTTATCGACTCTGCACTTTCTGCAAATCCTCTTACGGTTGGACAAGTTCTTAAGTGGAACGGAACTAAGTGGGCTAATGCTAATGATTCTGGTGGATCAGGTGGCGGCGGTGGCGGCGGTGGGCTTGACAGTGCGTTGACGTTGCAACTTGTCAGTTCATCTGTAAATTTAAACACGCTTTCTGGTGTAGCAATCACTGCGCCAACAACGAATCAAGTTATTAAATATAACGGTTCACAGTGGGTAAATGCCGCTGACTCTGTTGGCGGTGCTTCGGGTGCACTCAACGATTTGACAGACGTAACAATTTCAGCGCCTTCTGTAAATCAAGTTCTAAAGTATAATGGGGCTAACTGGGTAAATGCGGCTGACTCTGTTGGTGCTGGTGGATCTGTTGCGTTAAATGATCTGACTGATGTTAACACAAGTCTTGCCGCATTCAATGATATCATAACTTACAACGGTGCGGGCTGGGTAACAGTTCCTAAACCTACTGGTCTTCAATCACGCGACACGTTCAATACTGTTACTACTTCGTTAAGTGATGGCGACTCAGTAGATGTAAACATCACTGGCGCATTTAAAGGCTATTCTCTGTTCAAGATAGAAACAGACGTTGCGGCATGGGTTAGAGTTTATACTGACTCGGCTTCACGCACTGCTGATCTTGGTCGTCTTCAATCAGAAGATCCAACGCCAGGTTCTGGTGTTGTGACTGAAGTAATTACATCGGGTGCGGAAACAATCAACTTGGCTCCTGCTCCTACGGGTTTCAATAATTCATCTCCTGTCACAGACACTATTCCCATCAAGGTCGTAAATCTAAGTGGAGGAACAACTGCGGTCGACGTTACACTTACGGCACTACAACTTGAAGGCTAAATGAAGTATGACATTGAAAGTCTATCACGTCATATTGCATCGTACAGAGGATCTGGATGCATTCTATGCGGACATGGAGACGCCCGGTGGCTATCTTCACATACCAGATCGCGCGGTTGATTACGAAGCAAGGCTTCCTTTCAGTAAAGTTACCGCATATCGGTTAACAGACGAAGAAGCAGAAGAAGTAAGACAAGACCCTCGCGTTAGAGTTGTTGAGCCTGCACTTGAGCAACATAACATTGTTGCCGAGCCTCATTGGGAACAAACCAGTTCATACTGGCGAAAAGATCGAAGCGCCGCTTCTTTTACTCAAAGAAACTGGGGCTTATGGCAATCTACGCAAAGTCAGTCAGTAACGTCAAGTTCTGGTGTTCCTCTATCTAATTTTACTAGTACAGCCACGTATGCTGACTCAGGCACAGTAACACTTAATGCAGAAGGCGTTAACGTTGATGTCGTTGTCGTTGATGGTATTCCCAGCCTCGATCATCCAGAATTTGCTGTCAATACTGATGGTTCTGGTGGATCGCGAATTATTCAATATAACTGGTTTCAGCATACTGACTCAGTTACTGGCGGCACTTATTCTAACGGTACTTACGACTACACTACAAATGTCTTAGGTGATTCGTCGAATAACAATCACGGTACACACGTGATGGGTACTGTTGCCGGTAATAGACAAGGCTGGGCAAGAAAAGCCAATCTTTATTCGATCAGTCCTTATAGTACTAATTACAACTGGTCATCAACTGGTATCAGTTCTAGTTATGTGTTAGATTACGTACGTGCATTTCACAGAAACAAGGCAGTTAATCCAGAAACTGGTCGCAAAAATCCCACAATCATCAACAACAGTTGGGGCTATAACTATGGTAGTTATGGCGGTACAATTTCAGACTATTCGAATGAGATTGAAAGAATTGTATATCGCGGCACAGAGTATAGCGCACCTTTTACAGACGCGCAAGTATATAACCTTGGCTTGCCCGCTTACTGGGCACTCACACGCGCTTTTCGTGATGCTGGGCTATCGCTAAATGACAGAGCAGGAATTCCTGACGCACGTACATCGAATGTTAGTTGGTTGTTCGAATCGCCGAAACAGCAGACTTTGGATTGTATTGAAGATGGCATCATTGTGGTGTCTTCTGCTGGTAACAATAGTCAATATCTAGACTCTGAAAATGGACCAGATTATAATAACAAATACTATCTTAAAGACAAGACTTTAGGCGGTGTACGCGCATACTATCAGGGCGGAGACTCTGCGGTCTTTTATCATCGAGGTTCACCGCCTGGTATCGCATCTATCTGTGTGGGTAATGCATCAATTTACTCAAACAATCAGAGAGACTTTTCAAGTAGTTTTGGTCCGCGGACAGACATTTTTGCACCCGGCAACGAAATTATGAGTTCGGTTCGTTTTGATGGCATTTACGATGATACTATCGGCGACGACCGAGCAATAGGAAGTGCTTGGCTAGCCAAGATTAGCGGTACAAGCATGGCGTCACCACAAGTCACAGGTGCACTCGCTTGTGCTTTGCAAAACAATCCTGATTTAACGCAAGCCGAAGCAAAAGCGTATCTTCAAGGTAATGCTTTTAAAGACATAATGTTTGATTCATCTCTGGACTGGGGTGATGTTACCACTTATAGTTATCCAGCTTTGCAAGCACTGACAACGGATTTAAAAAACACGCCTAACTATTATCTTCGCTACAAAGAAGAGCGATACGTATCGGGTGTTACAGTTCCAAAAGTTAATGACAAAGAAAGACCAACTTCAGGTTTAATTTGGCCAAGAACTAGAGTTGTTAAAACAAGAAGAAGCATAGGAGACGTGCTTTATCCTTCAGCACCGCCTATTGAAGCGCCTGCTGAAGCATTGCTGACATACACTGGCGCCGCTGATTATACAACCGTTGAAACATATATCAACGACAGCAGTGGTCTAGACTATTCGCCAGCATATCTCGGTGGGTATATAGGTGACTTCATAGCCGCATATGCAGGAAATTATATTGGCGATTACGTATCTGGATACACTGGCGGTGATAGTGCAGGAACAGCGTTTACGGCCGCGCCATATGTAGGCGCTTACATATCAGAGACCGCTGACTCCGGTACTCTAACATCATATCTCAGTAACTACATTAGCGGTGAAACATCATACACTACTGCTTATGATGGTTCTTACACCGGCGCTTTCGCGGCTGTGTATGTTGATTCTGCGTCGAGTACATATACGCAAGATTATTTGGCAGGTTACACCACAACTTTGAATTACGAGGGTCCATTGGACCCGCCAGATCCTGAGTTTCCAGGCCTGCAAGCAGATTACAGTGGCGAGGTAACATATGAGACATCCTATGTGAAAGCTGGAACTGAATTATATGCCTCTATCTATTTAGGCGCTTACGATGGCTCTTATCTAACTAATTATGAAGTACTTTCCTATACGGGCGACAGTGCCGCGACCTACGTAGGAGGTGCGCCACTTGCCTACGTTGCCGATTATCAATCTATCGATAGTGGTGGCGGAGATATTATACAAACGACTTATCTTGGATCTTATGTACCATCATATCTCAGCGGTGGGGCGGGAAGCTATAATCAAACTTACACAGTCAGTTACATTGGAGAATATGCAACTTCATTTACTGATGAATTTGTGGGTGAAGGTTCGCCTAACATATATGCGGGAGACTACATAGGCACCTTTGTTCAGACTTACGTAGGCAACTATACCGGTGCAACTTATGCAGGTGCAACTTATGTTGGCGGATCGAACACTTCGATGAACGTAACCAACAATGGTGCTTCTAACTACATTATTGATAGTGCGTCGAATCCAACGTTGACACTTGAAAGAGGCACCACATACACATTCAACTTAAGCGTAAGCGGTCATCCGTTCTGGATTAAGACAGCACCAAATACTGGAACTGGTGATCAGTTCAATACTGGTGTGACTAACAATGGTGCACAAACAGGTACGTTGACGTTTGCAGTAGACTCTTCAGCGCCAAGCACGTTGTACTATATCTGTCAATTCCATAGCGGAATGGTAGGCACTATAAATATTGTATCTGCCGGGGCTACAAGCTATGTGGGTGATTATGCCGGTATTAGTCTAGAAGGATACATCGGCACGTTCACATCGACTTTCACAGGTGCTTACAGTTAAATGCATAATGGATTTTTAGATAAAAGAAGAAGACTACTTAATCTGCGTGAAATGCAGGTCGAGAACGTATTGCCTGAACATTTTGCTCAGTTCTATCCTAAGTTCATCGACCTATTAAAAAATTATTATGAGTGGCAAGATCAGAACGATCCGAATGAGTTGTTAAATCATCTCTTTGCTGTCCGTGATATTAACGAAACTGACATCACTCTTCTCTCGTTTATTGAGGACGAGTTTCTTTTGGGTGAAGCATACTTCGAAGGCTTCGGCACAGAAGACTTTGAGAAAAGAGCGGCGGCTAACTTTTCGAATACGCTGTTCAGATCAAAGGGTACCAAGTTTGCTATCGAGTGGTTCTTTAGATCATTCTATGGTCTCGACGCAGACGTAATTTATCCAAAAGAAAACGTTTTCACATTAAACAACACCTCTTCGCAAATCGGTCCTGATTCACTGAGATATCTGACCAACGACAAATTGTATCAGACGTTCGCTCTGTTGATACGAGTCGGCGTGCCCATTTCGAAATGGCGTGATATTTTCAAACTGTTTGCTCATCCAGCAGGCATGTATCTCGGCGCTGAAGTGTCGATTGACGATGTGATTACTCCAGCAATTAACGCTGTCATGCAAGACTCTGCTGTAAGTCAACGACCTTCTCCTGTTTGGGAGTTAACTCGTTTTCTTGATAGTGCGGGACGTTATCGTGAAGGCTACATCGGTGATCCTGTATACAATACGCTGACAGGCAATATCGACAGTGTTCCAGAAGGAACAATCTTTAGATACAAGATTAGCGGCACGAACATTCCAGCTGGCACAGGAACGGTTCGTTATTTCGTTGATCCTGCTGGTGGCGATCTTGCGAGCGATACGTCAACAGATGATTTCTACAATTTCGATTCAGCGGGTGCGTTCAACTATACGCCACCGTACGAAGTGCCTCTTAGAAGCAGTAAAGCATTTTTGCAGTTACAGCAAGACAGTCCGTTAGGACCTGCGTTTGGTTACTTTACAATACCAACAGGCATTGATAGTGTTGAAACCGAAGGACAAGAAGCGTTTACTGTATTCGTTGAAGATGTTGGTGAAAGAACCATTGCGTCTGATCGCGTAGTGTTGAATGATGTAATTACAGAATATCAGTTGATTCCATTTGATCCTATTGATGAAGGTGATGATCTTTTGATTGTTGCATCGCATGGTTCAGGTTCACTTTATAATGGTAACCCTAACACAAAAGCGTGGAATAGCACAACACTGTACTGGTACGGCAAACATATTTCGACAACTGACTCTGATTTTGTCACGCCGTTGCCCGACTCAAATAATCCACAACCTGTAAATATTAGACCTACTCTTGGTGCTTCAACTCCTCCTAACGTCCTGTCTTACTCAGATGGTGATATTATTATTCCGATTCGTGGCGACACGGTATCAGAAAGCACAGAACATTTCGCTGTGATACTTCAGACGTTCGAAGGAATTAAGAAAGACTCTGTAACTGTTGCGATTAACAACACGGCGGCTACGTTCACTGTTACACCGAGCGCGGCGAGCTATACTGAAGGTGATACTCTTTCATTTACAATCAATCATAGTTCGCAAGATGGTGGCGATACAGTCACATGGCAATTTACTGGCGCTTTAGCTAGTGATCCACGTCCGCTTGCAACTTCTGGATCATTTACACTTAACTCAGGCACTTCAACTACTTTTAGCATTCAAGTTCGGGCTGATACTATTCGACGAGGTGTAACTGGAGGATTCCTTCAAGTTACAAATAGTAAGTACAGTCCTGCTCTCGTAGCAACATCTTCTGGTTTCAACGTGTTCGATCAAAATCCAATTTACAATCTTACGATGAATCCTACAACCGCGAATGAAGGTGATACTGTTACATTCGATGTGTCTGGAAGCAACATTGCTGACGGCACTTATTATCTTCAGATTGGCAATGTCGGCACAAATAATTTAGATTTCTTAACGTATGCCGGCAATGGAGGAGCTCCTGGACAAGGATTAAACTCACGTGCTTCAATTACGGTAACAAACAATAGTGGAACAAGTTCATCTCTTGCTTTTGCTGACAGTTCCGAAACTGCTGACGAATCTTTTTATGCGTATCTTCATTCAGATCCTGTAGTGTTCGATCCGCTTGTTTCTTCATTAAATCAGATTCGTGGTGGAGCCGCGGCTACTTACACTCTTACTCCGAACAAAACACGTGTTCCAGAAGGTGAGACTTTAACGTTTACATTTACAACGACTGGCGCTGATGGAATATTCGATTGGCAAGTACAAACGTTCGACACTTTCTTAACTTTTGATGGATTACGAGGCTTAACGCCAAATGACTTTGGTAAACTAAATCCCACCACAGGCGAGTGGGATGTCGATGAGCCTACAAATGTAGGACTGTATTCCGCTTCGCAATTGCCATACGGAGATGAAGCATCAACAGGAAATGGAATGGTAGTTTCTGGTGGAACAGGAACGTTCTCGTTGCTAATTCGTGATGATGGTCAAGACGAAGATTCAGACGAACAAGATTTCTGGGCAATTGTTAAGAACAGTTCAGGTGTAACACTCGCTCAGTCCGCATCTGTAAGAATTCTAGATGCTAGTGCAACTGATTATAACCTGTATGTTGTTGAGCAAGAAGGAGTGCGTGATAGTGCTGTTACAGAAGGTACTGAGAGTCTTGTATTAAACTTTACGACGAATGCGGCAGTTGACGAAAACTTGTATTTTGAATTGCAAAAGTCAGATGCTCTCGGTAGTCCTTGGTCTAGCAAATGGATAAACAACGCACAGATATATGTTCCGTTTGCTGAAACTGATCCAGCATCTCAAGTGTTAAAAACTTTGTTCACGACACAAGGTGGTGCAGACTTTAACAGACCAATATTTGATGGCACATACGAAGGCGAGCAATTTGGTGTAGCGTATCTATCACGAAACGATTTTGCAAGTAACGGTGGTGACGTGCTTGACACAATGACGTTCTCTGTACTAGATGCGCCCGCTACGTGGACGCTTACCGCTTCACCTAGCACAACTGTAGATGAAGGCGATACAATTACGTGGACTGTTGGTGGCACAAATATTCCTAATGGAACGTACTATGCAAATCTCACAGACTACGATGTAGTTGTGACAGATGGCAGTGGCTCTGGTTCAGGTCAGTCTGCAATTAGAACGAGTGATCCAGAAGCCCTTAATATTCCGAACGGCAGTGTTTGCGTCAATGACGCGAATGTACCAGGAACTGTTACTGGTAAATTTGCAGTAACACTAGGTGATTCTATACTGTACTATCAAATTAATATGAGTGAAAACTTAACAGCAAATGTTCAGAACACAAGACTAGTGTTTGGCAGTTCTGAAACTGTAGCAGATTTCGATGCAGGCTCTGAAAGAACATTTACCATGACCAATAACGTTGGTGGATTCACTACTGTCACAGCTACGAACGATGATACGATTGATGACACGTATACGATGGCTGTATACGATCAAGCGCGCCCAGCATCTCCAGTAGCAAGTGTAGGATTTACAATCACTGATACCACTGTTGGTGGCAACGAATCTGTTGTAAACTTCCAGCTTGAACCTGCCTTCACTACGTGGGCTGTACAGACCATAAAAGCATACACTAATGAGATACTTAACACCGCGGTGTCTGGATTGCAGTTCCGTTCTGATGGTGGCATCTACGGTGAAGGTAATGTTATTCCAGGAACACCACTTCCAGATCAATACATTAAACTTGGGACGTGGCATCAAGCGGCGACAACGACTGGTAACTTTACGATTACAGCAACAATTCAAGGCGCTGGAGTTCCAAGCGATGGTGGTGTAGCAGTGGGAAGTTACGGAACAAACTTATCACTGTCTAGTACTCAACAATTTGATCTCATTGCATCTGCACGTCAACCGACTAGTCGTTTAGCGAGTATGCTTGTATCGTTTACAATAACTGATGATGCTGATCCGACAAACACCGACACTCAAAGTATTGCGTACTTCTCAGAACTTGAGTATGTTGGAACTGATATTGACGTGAATCCAGCTTGAATAGGGCCGTAGTATGAAAAAAGATGATCCTAATATTAAATCGGACTACGATTATTCTCGCTCAACTTATTACGAGTTGATTGATAAGGGAAGAGAATCACTCGATCTGATGATTGAGGTTGCTCGTGAGTCTGAACATCCTAGAGCTTTTGAAGTTCTGTCGAACATGATCAAAAACATCTCAGATGTCAACGATAAATTGATGGAACTAAATAAGAAGACCAAAGACATAACGCAAGAAAAAGAAGAGCCTAAAGCAATTACCAATAATAATGTTTTTATAGGAAGTACTACTGATCTGCAACGTTTGTTGCAACAAAGCGAAGATGAAAAGGTGATTGATGTTAGCCCATCGAATGAGTGACCATGAACATTATCTAGGTAATGTCAATGTAAAACGTGATGGAGTACAGCAAGAGTGGACTCAGCATGAAGTGCTAGAGTACGCGAAGTGCATGAAAGATCCTGCATATTTTGCAAAGACTTACGTAAAGATTATATCACTTGATAAAGGACTTGTCAACTTTGACCTATACCCATATCAAGAAAAAATGTTCAACCATTTTAACGATAATCGGTTTTCTATCGTCTTGGCTTGTCGTCAGTCTGGTAAAAGTATTTCGTCAGTTGTTTACTTACTTTGGTACGCTATATTCCATCCTGAGAAAACGATTGCGGTGCTTGCCAACAAAGGCGCAACTGCAAGAGAAATGCTTGCACGGGTCACGTTGGCTCTTGAAAACTTACCCTTCTTTTTACAACCTGGCTGCCGCGCTCTCAACAAAGGTAGTATTGAGTTTTCAAATAATTCTCGCATTATTGCTTCTGCTACTTCAGGCAGTTCTATTCGTGGTATGTCTGTCAATCTACTGTTTCTTGACGAGTTTGCTTTTGTTGAAAGAGCTAGTGAGTTTTATACCTCGACATATCCGGTAATCTCTGCTGGTAAAGATACAAAAGTTATCATAACATCTACCGCTAACGGTATCGGTAATACGTTTCACAAAATCTGGGAAGGCGCTGTACAAAAGATCAACGAATATCAAGCCTTTACAGTTAATTGGTGGGACGTGCCAGGACGTGATGAAGAGTGGAAGAAGCAGACAATTTCGAACACGTCACAGATGCAGTTCGATCAAGAATTTGGCAATACGTTTTTCGGAACGGGCGATACACTGATCAATGCAGAAACACTGCTTAATCTAAGATCAATGCCACCACTCAAAATGCTTGAGGGCGGTGATGTAAAAATCTACGAAGAAACATCAAAGAATCACGAATATCTCATGATGGTCGACGTAGCAAAAGGAAGAGGACAGGACTATTCGACGTTTAACGTAATCGATATATCTGTGCGACCCTTCAAACAGGTCGCTGTGTATCGGAACAATACTATTTCTCCAATACTCTTCCCAGACATTATCTATAAGTTTGCGAAAGTCTACAACAACGCATATGTGATCGTTGAATCAAATGACCAGGGTAGCGTAGTTTGTAGAGGTTTGTATTATGATCTAGAATACGAAAATGTTCACGTGGAGTCAACAGTCAAAGCAAATGCTGTTGGCATTGAAATGACACGAAAGACAAAACGTCTTGGTTGTTCTGGCATCAAAGACCTTCTTGAAAACAACAAATTAGATATCGTTGACGATGATACTATCTTAGAGATTTCTACGTTTGTTTCAAAAGGACAGTCTTACGAAGCCGCTGATGGCAATCATGACGATTTGATGATGAACTTAGTGATGCTCGGTTACTTTATATCGACACAGATGTTCTCAGACATGACAGACATCAATCTTAAGCAGATGATGTTTGAACAGCAGATGAGACGTATCGAAGAAGATGTAGTGCCGTTTGGATTTGTTGATGATGGGTCTAGTGCCATTCAAGAGATCGAAGACAGAGAACGTATGAAGTACGAACCCTGGCAGTTAACATGGGACGAACCGTACTGAAAAACAGGTAATTTATAAATAAATACATTGAAATTATCCGTATTATGTTCTCTTATCATATATTAACGAAAAAAAGGACACGACCATGGCATTACTACCATCTGAGTCTCCCAACATTACCGTGAAGGAATTCGATCTGTCTGGTGTAGTGCCGGCAGTTACTTCTTCAACGGGAGCGTTTGTAGGAGACTTTAACTGGGGTCCAGCCGATCAGCCTATTCTGGTAAGCACTGAAGCAGAACTGGCTTCGCAATTTGGATCTCCTTCTAACGATTCTGCGGCAGCAGTATCGGATTTTCTCTCTGCTTCAATGTTTTTGAAGTATTCAAGTAGCGCGTACGTAACACGTACCGTAGACGATTCAGCACAAAACGCAATCGCGGCTGGTGCTGATCAGGTGTTGATTAAAAATCGTGATGATTGGGATGCGCGTAGCATTACCACTCTAAACAACTATGTTATCGCAAAATATCCTGGCACTTTAGGTAACAGCCTTAAGATTTCAATGTGCCCATATAGCGAAGCTGATAGTGCGTTTAACAACTGGACTGTTGACGGCGCTGATATCTCTACACTGTTTGATGGTCCGCCAAGATCATCTGCTAACGTAGCAGGCTACGGCTTTGCGGCTGACTCTGAAGTTGGCGACGAAGTTCACTGTATCATTCTCGATGAGGATGGTAAAATCACAGGAACGCCAGGAACAGTGCTAGAAAAGTATTCTTATCTTTCTCTGGCAACGGACGCTAAAACTGACAATGGTTCAACTAACTTTATTCAAAACGTTCTGAACAATCAGTCCGAGTATGTTTGGGCACCTAACTTGTCAGATGCGTTCCCAGGAATTACGAGTGCGGCATCGTTCACAGGCTCAGCGTCAGGTCAAGTTGGTACTTACTCTCTTGATCGCGGTAGAGCGGCTAATCCAGATATAAACAATTATCTGATCAGTTTTGGTGAGTATAACGATCCTGACGTAATTCAAGTGGATTTCTTAGTTGCACCAGAAGTTGTTGACAGTGCTGACTGTAGAACAATGGCTAACACATTGACTGCACAAGCGGTAACACGTAAAGATTGTGTTGTTGTGACTTCACCACCTTCATCGATTGTGACAGGACAAGGCTCAAATACCAGTGTAATTGCTACTGCAACTGCGGCTTGGGCAAATACGCTAAATGCTTCTTCTTACCTGATTGTCGATGGCAACTACTTGAAAGTATACGATAAGTATAACGATGAGTATGTAAACATTCCTGCCGCAGCCGCAACAGCGGGTGTGATGGCATCTACTGATCTGAATGCAGATCCGTGGTTCTCGCCAGCAGGCTCTAGGAGAGGACAATACTTCGGAGTAACTTCTCTAGCGTACAATCCCGCTAAGGCTCAAAGAGATACTTTGTATAAAGCCAGTGTTAACCCAATTGTTAACTTGCCAGGTCAAGGAATCTTGTTGTACGGAGATAAGACTAAGTTAGGTCGTCCTTCAGCATTTGATCGCATCAACGTTCGTCGCCTCTTCTTGGTGATCGAGCGAGCAATCAAAGGCGCCGCACAGAACGTTATGTTCGAATTCAATGATGAATTCACTCGTGCGGAATTCGTTAATATTATCGAGCCTTTCTTGAGAGAGATTAAGGGTCGACGGGGTATCACTGATTTTAGAGTGGTGTGTGACGAAACAAACAACACTCCAAACATCATTGATAACAATCAATTTGTCGCATCGGTCTTTATTAAGCCTGCACGTTCTATCAACTACGTAACACTGAACTTCGTAGCAGTTAGAACTGGTGTAGACTTTGATGAAGTCGTTGGACTGGTTTAAGCGCAAGGAGAATAACTAATGGCTATTTTAGGAGTAGATGACTTCAAGTCAAAGCTGAGAGGTGGTGGCGCTAGACCAAATCTGTTCAAGGCGACACTCAACTTTCCAGCGTACGCAGGAGGCGATGTCGAATTGACATCGTTTCTTTGCAAAACTGCGCAGTTGCCTCAGTCTTCAACCAACTCGTTTGCAGTACCGTTTCGCGGTCGTGAACTAAAGGTTGCGGGTGATCGCACATTCGAAGATTGGACTGTTACTATCATTAACGATACTGACTTTACCATTCGTGATTCGTTTGAGCGATGGATGAACGGCATCAACGCGCACAGTGCAAATACTGGCTTGACGAATCCAGTTGACTATCAAGCAGACCTGCTTGTAGATCAGTTGGATCGTGATGAGTCTGTAATCAAGCGTTACACGTTTAGAGGTGCATTTCCAACGGTTGTTGGACCAATCACTCTTGACTACGATCAGAGAGATCAGATCGAAACGTTTGATATCACGTTCTCGTATCAGTATTGGGAAAGCAATACGACATCTTAATGGTGTACTAAATATAAGGGAGTCTTCGGGCTCCCTTATATAATTTTTTAGGAATACGTATGGCAGATAACGTAAACACATTGAAAATTTTTGGCTTCGAAATTAAGCGAGCCAAAAAAGACGAAAAGGACAAAGAGAAGTTACAGTCTATTGTCCCTCCAACTGACGCTGACGGCGCGGGTTATGTAACTGCGACGGCGGGTCATTTTGGTCAGTACATTAATATGGATGGAGATGAGTCGAAAGACAACCATCATCTTATTTTGCGCTATCGTGGTGTAGCCATGCATCCTGAAGTAGATATGGCAAT